ATAGTTCCCCCTCACTTCCCCACCCACGCCTGTATCCGTCTGCGACCCATTAGTGGGAACGTCTACGAGGGAATCGTTTCCTGCACCAGCGGTGACCGACAGGTTGTTCGGGGTCCAGTTGTTGCTGCCTGCTGCGTCTTTGCCCAGGGTGGTAGACGTGGCTGCCGAGTTGTCCGCAAAGTTCAACCGGAACCCGTTGGTGCCGTATGTACCCGCATATGCCTTGGGCACCCAGACGCCTGTGGTGGCGTCCGTTTCCCCGAACGAGCTGGGGGTCAGTGCTTGGCCATCGATGAAGTGGATGTCGGCTAGGTAGCCGTTGAAGTAGTTTGACGGCGTAGTTTGAGCGCCAATGCCATGAATTGACGCTTGGTTAATACCTAAGTCAGCATTTTGGCTGGGATTACTTGATGTAGAAAAAGCAGTTATCTGCACTCCATTTACGTAAATCAGTATTCTGTTGCTTGCAGTTCCTTGCGTTGTGTCAACCGCAAGGAGAATGTGCATCCACGCTGAACAATCCCTGAATACAGCACTGGTTGTAAACCAAGTGGTTGTTGGACCGGTTAGCTCAAGAGTGTCGGTGCTTTTGAAGTAAAAAACTGTAAGTTGAGAATCAGACGACGCGGCTCTGCAATCAAACAAAACCTGAGTTGTTCCCAGCGCACTACGCTTCACCCACCCCGCCCAGGTCCAGGTCTTGCGGTTGCCAGCAGATGATGGCGTTCTGGACAAGTAGGCACTGTCACTACTGTTGAATCTCAGGCTTCTGGACACCTGATAAGCAGTGGGCGCTGCACTACGCATCAGCAGCGGATTGGCCGAACCGGGAATAGTCATCAGGCGACGTTGGTGAGCAGTTGGGCAGTGATGCGGCTGGCGCTTTCGACGTAGTAAACAAGCGTCGAAACGCTACTAAGACCAGTGCTCATAGTCGGCGTGCCCCCGCTAAATTTCCAGTTGGAACCGTAGCTAACAGTGTAAGCAGTAGATGCGCCCTGGGTAATAACAATCGCTCCAGATTGACCTGCCGTGAGGTTGGTGGGATTGGCGATGGTCACCGCATGTCCCAGGGTCAGCGAGAAGTGGTTAGTGGTGGCAAAGTTAGGTGTGACGGTGCTGGCGCTGGTAAGAGCAGTGATGGCTCCCCGCGTGGCGGCATCAAAAGTACCAATGCCTGTCACATCGAGCGTGCCGGGCACGTCTACGTTGCTGGTCCACTCAACATCCGTGCCATTGGAGGCCGTCTGGAGCAACTGGCGGGCTGTGCCGTTGGCCAGTTTGCTGACGGCGATCTCGGCAGTGGCGCTGATGTCTGCATTGACAACCACACCAGAAGCAATGGCAGTAACGCCTGTGTTGCTAATGGTCACATCGCCGGTTACGGCCACCGATGCGGCAACGTTGCTGCTGTCTCCCACTAGTAGATGGGCGCTCGTCAGTGCAGCGAGCTTGCTAAAGGCAATGGCAGCAGAAGCGCTGATGTCGGCATTAACAATCGACGCATTGCCTGATACCAGCACATTTCCGTCTTGGTTGGGAAAAGTGATGGTGCGATCAGCCGTTGGATCTGCCGCTGCAAGATAAGTTTCGTAAGTGTTATCAGTGGAACCTTCAAAGGCGAATGTACCGCCCGAGCCAATCAGTAGTTCACCAGTGATCGTCCCACCAGCTTTTGCTAGCTTTTCAGTGTCTACTTCTTCGAGCGCAGTTTGTACGTTGGTAGCGGCAATGGCGCCGACAGGAGTAAAGCTAACTTGGTTGGCTGAAACGCTGGTCAGTGTCTGGCTGACATCCACTTCCGTCCATTCGTTTCCATTGGACAGAATGATGTCCGGCGGTGATAGTGCAACGTTTGGCGCATTGCCGGTCGTAATAGTGCCAGCCTCGCTGACCACCAAGTAGTAGCGATTGTTGGCTGTGGCGGCAGCGGGAAGTGCAGAGCCAACCGTCAAGCCAATAGCGGTGCCCTCTGCCGTGACGCTGGCTACGAGGCCAGTGCCGCCGCCTGCAGATGCATCAAATGTGCCAGCGAAAACAATTTCACCAACGGAGATACCAATGGGCTGGAAAACGTTGCCGTCCCAAAGGAAGAGGTCGCGGGTGAGTGGATTGAAGAAGAATTGGCCAATTTGATCGGCAGTGGGCTGCGTGTCGCCAATTTTCGTAATGGCGTAGTTGGCTAGCTTTGAGCCGGTCACGGCATTGTTGCCGATACGGGCAATATCTAATGTGCCACTGGTGAGCTTGGTGGCAGGAAGGTCAGGGATGTCGCTAGCGACAAGGGCCACCACATTGGTGATGTGCCCTTGGTTGTCATAGGTGACGCCATTTTGCGTGGCACCTGTGACAGTGTTGCTGTGATCTAATACGCCATTGACATCTACGCCCAGGCCTGTGCCGGGGCGAACCGCTCCAGGGATAGAGCTTGTTGCAACTGGAAGATCTCCTCCTGTTACAGCAGTGGTGGCAGTAATAAGTCCCTGCGCGTTGTAGCTGACCTTACGCAGTTCGTTGGTTACTGGAGTGACGCTATTGTCAATTTGAACGGTGCTGCCACTAATAGTCAGACCGCCGCCGTTGACAATAACGCCGCCCTTGGCAGAAGTGGTAGCCGTCGGTAAGTCTGCTCCAGCGATCGTGCGATACGACACCGCACCAGCAGCGCCGGTCGGTCCAGCGAGAAACTGTCCCGCCGCACCGGTGTTGTCGATGCTGACGGTCAACGTAACCGTATCGTTGCTGGCGGCTGCTTCGACATTGACAATGCCAGCAGTGTCGCCAACAATCGTGTTGACCGAGCCAGCCGCTTTGGCCGCCTGCCAGAGACTGTTTTGCCAGACGTATAGCTTTAAGTTGTCGGTGGCAAGGCCCAGTTGACCGACGAAGTCGCCTGTGATTGCGTCGAGGGCTGCTTTGCTACCAGCAACGATGCAGGTGCTTTGGTCTGCAAGTTTGGCGGCGGTTACGGCGTCGGCATTGATCTTGGCCGCAGTAACAGCATCGCTGGCCAAGCTCGCGGCAACAATCGCGTTGGCGGCAAAATTGATCTTGGCGCTAGGGATGGTGGCATCCGCCAGGAGAGCAGAGCCGAAGCCAATCAAGTCGGTGACGGTGACCTTCTTGGTTTCACTACCGCTGATGTCCGCAATGGCCAGCTCGTCAGCGGCAGCCACATCGGCGCCCGCCAGCGCCTGTAGCTCAGTGATTTTAAGATCGGCCACAGACTAATCCTCTTGTTCTAAAAGCAGGTAAGAGTTTGCATCTTGTTCCAGCTCAATTTTACTGCCACCCTCCTGCAACAAGTAACTTCCTTGGTCAACGGAGGCCAGCAGTTGAATTCGATCGGTGGTAACAAAATCCGCCGTCATTTCTACTATTGTAGTTGGCTGAAAAGCAATTGCGGCGTTTGTGATAATGGCGTTGATTTTGTAATATATGCGATCTCCTTCGTACGCCGCATTAGGCGATGGATTGTAGTCTTTGGTTTTAATGTCAAGCTCCGCTTCAAATTCGCTGCCCACTTCCGTGCGGAGAATGAGTTGTAGCAAATAATTAGCTGCTTCGTAATCGCCTCCGCCCACTTCGTCCACGTAGTCCCAATGACAACTAATGCGCCCAGAGCCGCTCATCAAGCTCGCATATTGACTTCTAAATTCGTCGGACAATGCCGTGGTGTCAATAGCTTCGCGGTTGGTGTTGAGTTCGTAGCTAGTGACGCTACCCAAGATCCTTTGCTGAGTATTGTTAATCACCACGCGAATGGGAATATTAGAAGCAATGGAGGAAAGAGGAATGGCATTTGCAAATTCTCCTAGAAGGGCATTTGCGAAAGTTTCGTAAAGCCTGACACCGCCGAGTTGGTCCACATTGACGAACCACTTGCCACTGCTTTGCTTGACGCCGTTAGCCCAGCCGGAAGTGCTCACAAAAGCCAGCACGGCCCCATTGGTACTGGTGATTTCAATTTGATCGCCAGTGATTAGAAAACCTCGGTCGAAATCAAAACTGAACCTGCGCCTGCTCGTATTGACATCCGATGGATTGATCGTCGAATATTTTTCGCCCTCGCTGCTTTTACGTCGAAGACTGATGCGACCATAGACACCGAGGTAGGTAGACATTAGATCGTCACCGTTGTCAACGCACCAGTGCCACGGAAACTAATCTGGGCGTTCACAACTTCCCCAACATTCGCTCCATAGCTGGCGCTGCCAACAAAAGCGTTTAGCTTGATGTCTTTGAAGCTGGAGCCGTCACGCAGGCGAAGGGTGAGGGCGATGGGGGTGGTGGATTGAGTGCCGGTAGTTGCCACGGTTTTAATTAGCGTGGCCGCATCATTCCTGGACGCACTGTCTTGGTAGTAAAGCAAAGTGGCGCTCCCACTGAAGCTTCGCACGCCAGGCACATAGCTGCGGTCGTCGTCCGCCAGTGTGGTGGTTTCAAGCATATCCACTTCGGCCTGTAGCGACCAAGTGGTCACCTTGAGCTGATCCACGTCTCCGACGCGGAGAATGCCATCTTTGCCCGTGTAAACCTTTGACATGGCTTAAGTCTAAAGCACCGCGATTAACTTAATAGACACATTGCTGATTCCAGGCTTGACCGCCTCTACTCTTGGTGGCTCTTCGTAGCGATAACTTGCACCACTTGCTCCAGCTCCCAGGGCATCGTAATTGCCGCTCCATCCAGATCGCGCACCTTGACCTGCAGCAATATCGCCAAGGCCAAAAGTGCCGTAAGTGCCACGCACTTCATTGTAATGGTCTAAAAATAGTTCCGCCGTGGCGTCAGTGATATTTTGATAGGATAACTCTAGCGTCTGCCCAGAGCGCTGATTTCCATACAAAATACGAGACTCTGTGCCCGCTTGCGTGCGAAAAATCTTAACAGGCCAATCGCCTGCATTAAAATTTCGACTCGTTGGTTTGATCGTGGGAAATGCCATCAGTCTGGAGACAAATCAGCCACGGTAATGAAACCATTATAAGAAGGCTTTAGCTCGTTAGCAATGATGCTATAGCCATTTTCATCAATGGGGAAATAACTGGCCGTAACTTGTACCAAACCATCGTCCCCCAGATCTAAGGCGTCAACCATGTAAACCAGCGACTGTGAAACAGAGTTTTTGATGGAAAATATGGAGCCGAACAATTTGTCCGCATAAAATACGCCATTGACTTCAGAAACCGTAATCGTCTCTTCGTTCACTTGGTTGCCACTCTTGTCCCAGAAATACACCGTCAACGTCTGGCCGTTGGTGAGCGCAGTCGGTGTGACAATGACGCCATTAGTTTTAATAATGCCGGACGCTCCAGGTGACACATGGCCGGACTCCGTGACAATACGAATAAAGTCTCCGGGGGCTAGTGCCAAGCCATAGGGCAGTGTCTGGAACGTAGCCACATGAGTGCGGTAGCGGCGCGAGCTTAGTATGAATTTGGCCAGCAGTTCCGCGTGATAGCGACTGGTGATATGTGTAAAATTGAACTCCTCTAGCGCTCCATTGGGCTGGTCTGCGTAGTAGACAACGGTTGTTTGCTCCTGGGGGAACCTGTTGGGAAGCTCTGTTCGGTAACGCACTCCTGCGCGAATCGGAAGGCGCTCTTGCGCGGGAATGTATTCAAGCTGGAAAGAATCTTCAATGATGTTTCCTTCGGTAAAAATGCCACTGATCGGCACCTTTACGTCTTCAAAGGTGTAGTTGCGGTTGGTGTCAATCGGAAGCGCTGGTTCGATAGAAAACTTGCCGCCACGCATGACAAGATTACAAAGTAGCGACGTGGCAATGCGAGCTAAAAATTCGCGTAGATTTTGAGGTTCTACAATTACGTCGTCGTAATACAAATTGTTGGCTTCCAGGAAGGAGCCTGTGCGAGCAAATTGTTGCTTGTCTATTAGATCGGCACTAACAAGCTCTCCTGCTCCCGTATGAACACTGGTAAGTAGATAGTACGCGAGGTCAGTAAATACGCTGGAGGGTCCAATGGTTTCGGAAATTGTGCCATCAGGCAATTCGCGCAAATTCGCTACTTGGATGCCCGTTTTTTGATAGATATGCAGTTGTTCAAAGCTGTTGATGTTGATGCTGCTGCGGATTTTAATGCCAGCCATGGCGCAGCCCAAGTACGATGCTGTGCCATTCCTAACTGGGTCATTGGCTAAGTTTTCATTGACATAGGTGATTTCGTGCTCGGGGCCATTGTCGCAACTGCGGCTGATCAGATTGTTGTAGTGAGATACTTCCGCGATGCCGGTGTTTCCCTCGAAGCTGCGAGTGCCAGTTGTAAGACTTGCTTTGTTGGCCGCATTGGTCGGCCCTGTTGTCTCAAAAATGTAATTGATAAAACGAGGCGCGATGCCAGCTTGCTGCGGCAGTAATTGACTGGTGATTGTAAATTGTTCGCCAACGCGCCAGTTATTGCCGACACCGAAAAAGCCAAAGTTGGCGCCTATGGAATCGGGGTTGACGATGGTCCAGAAAATAGTACGTGTGGCTGTAGGACTTAATGGTCCGAGGTTTTCTACGCGCAGCCGCAACCTCAGTGATACTCTTTTCACTCCATCGTTGTAGTCGAAATTATTGGAATCGGCATTGTTGAAAATATATTCGGAACCAACACGTACGGCAAAGTGCGGAACATTTGGCACTTCGTTGGTTCTGGGGTCTGGATCCTTGCCGATGGCACGAGTGATGCCGTTGCTGATTTCCCGGATGGTTGCGTCGAGGCCGGTGTCCTGCATGACGGCACGCACGAAGCGCACTCCAGTCGCCTGTACGTTAGCCGTCTGCTCATTTGTTGAGAGCGACGGATCACCCAGCATTTCGGAGTGTTGAGACAAGTCAGCGATGCTGTCAACAAAGCCACGAGTGACTAGCGTGAACGTGCCGTAAGGCGTAACAATGTTGGAGTTGCGATAAGTTTTGGAAGGCGTTGGATTAGTCGCTCCATCCGACTTCAAGCGGATGCAGGGTCCTTTGACAACGGTGCCATCTATGTTTACTTCGGTCAGTTTGCCGATAATCTGGACAAGCTCTCCAGACGTAATAGGCCGCAGTCTGTATTCAAACTGTTCGTAAGGTTGAGCGATGCGGAGAAAATTGTACTGGTCTTGAGGCGACGAACCTACAACGCAGATGGGGAAAGGATTTAGCTTGACCCACCCTTCCTCTGGTTTGTACGCATTATTGGCTGGACGTACATACAAATGGAAGAAGGATGCTCGTCTTGCATATGCTTGTATGACGCCTGCAGTCAAGTTGACATCTTTGTAATCAAGCTCGTTGAGTTTTGCAGCACTGGGAACTGAATTAAAGTTGCATATGCCGTTGAAGCGGGACCAGACATTACTCTTAATGCCGATCTCGGTTACTTCGCAACGGCGAGTATTCTGAATGGTCGCAAATTCCGCCTTGCAGATAGGAAACCACGCCTGGCCAATGTCGTACAGCGGACCATTGTTTCCTTCGGGAAGATTAGTGCTCGTTGTAAGAAGCCCTCTGTCGCACACACCAATTATGCCCGGCCCTCCGTCGCCATAAACAGCGATGCATTTCAAGATTACGCTGTATTCCCTTGTGTCACTTTTATCGAACACTTCATCGTCTGGCGTGCGTCTTTCCACCTGAAAAAGACAGTTGCCGATCATCCATTTGGTACCAAGCTTTAGCAGCTCATCCTGCTGTTCGTGCTCCGTTTGGATGGAGGTGATAATTTGTTTATTGTCTACAGTGTCTTCACTGGGGTAGAGAAATGTGAGCTGAGATGTTATGCGGTCGGAAAGATTGGGGTGATTTGTGTTGTAATAAAGCTGCTCTTGTACTCTCCCTGCGTTGTATATAATTGTAACCGTATCACCTACCTCCACTCCTGTGATTTTTGTGCCATTGCTTTGGTTGGGCGCTGGATATTCATTGCCGTTGTATGCAACAATCCCGAACTGTCTGGCGTAGTTACGCCCTGATCCATCGAGGAATGGATTGCCCGAAATTTGAAAACGCTTGGCGACTGCTGACTTCTTGCTGCTTTCACTGAGCGCATCTGGAATGGAGATGATTTCAAAATTCAAACGATACGCTGTTCCATTGGGCAGAGCGTTGTACGCACCAAATTGCGCTTGACTGCTGGGGGAGAAGGCATGGCAGAAGGCCTCGCCTGTAAGTCCACCAAAACTCTGGGCCCTGAAGGCGTTCTGGTTTTGTTCGTCCCCAATCCAGAAAACTCCGTAGCGATTGTCCTGTCCCAGTAGGCGACTGCTAGTTGTAGGGCGGATGCTTCCAGGGCGCGTGGAGTAGTCATTGCGACCGGGGTTTGGAGTGGCTCCTTGGTGGTAATACCAGCGATAATCTTGCTCGTTAAAAGCATCAAGCGGGAGCTGGCCAATATAGATGCCTGCTCTGTCCTCGGCTTTTTCTTGGTCCGTGCCATAAGGTCCGCGCCCCATCGGGGACTGACCAGCAAGAAAGACCATCTCAAGGCTTTGATAGCTTCCCCAGCTATACATGCGAGACCAGACCAGCTTGGGGCTGATCATTATTCCGCCAACGTAGTAGCGATCTACTACGCCATTGACGTTGAGCTGAACAAGTTTTTGTTGAGTGAAAACGATGGGGATAGTTTCACCGTAGCGGCTAAGCTCTTGAGCCACTTGAAAGCCGTATGTCGGAGCAAAGCGATCGCGCCCTGCAATGCCATCTAAGGCTCTATTTGTAATCTGTCTTTGCGGCGCTTGACTCGGCTTGGGGGTCAGGAAATATGACGCCGCTTGCAGGACCAAGCCAACGACAAACAGAATAATTGCAGTTGGTTCGTTCCTAACGTCCGGTACGCCGTCGTAAGCCGCTGGGCGTTCGCGGCTTAACCATTCGACTTGCCGCTTAAACTCCAAATATTCTTCTTCTGTGCAGCCAAGCTCAGCGATCAGTTGCCGCTCGAAAGGCAGGAGGCGTGCCTGTAAGCGCGGCAAATTTGGAACGCCGGAATTGCGTTCCAGGTCACTGTTTCCAGTGGGTCGTTGATGTAGAGGATGCCGCTCTGCCAAACCACCCCGAAGACAAACTTATTGCGTGATAGTAAAACCACATCCCCATCATAACTTGGTTCCAAGGTTCGAGTGCCCCATTCACGCAAAGCTTTCAGGACAACACGCCAGTCGCAATCGTACCAAGCAGGATTAAACAATGGATGAGGAATGTCTAAGCGTTGCAGCACCGTATAGACAAGATGAATGCAATCAAAATAGCCGTCACTGCCGTCAGAACCCGGACGGTAAGGCTTTCCGATCAAGTCGTACATCAAGACAGTCGCACATTGGCCGTCGTGGGCAACGGACCAAATACGTCCTCGGTAATACGGCGCCGGGGTACGTCTCCGCCAACGGCATCCAAGACCGAAGAAATTTCAAGGCGCAAATCTGTTTCGCCCCACAAAGCGCCGGTGATCTGTCCGGCATAAGATGAAAGCAATCGATAGTCAGTGTTATCGGCTGGGTTAAGCATCAGCATGTCCACCAGTGCCACCCAGTTGCCTTCAACGATTGTCGAAGCCCAACTCCTGCTGATTGAATTGTTTGGCAACGCTAATTGCGTGGACTGATTATCGCCGCTGCGATTGACGGTTACACCGCTAAAGCCGAAAGGCAAAAAGCCGTGTACGTTGCCTTGGTAGGGCATGTCTTGGTTGATGAAAAAATTCTGAAAGTACAAAGGCGATGCATCGGCAGTACGAGGCTTAAGCGTCAGCATGTGGCCAACGGCAATGTCGGGGCGGAAACTAGCGTCCATTAGTTCATCCCAAGGCGGCCACGGGTGGAGCGTGATTGCTGTAGGCGACGAAGCGTAAGCTGTTCGCCTTGTTTGGCGCCTTGCTGAGCAGCCCTAGCCATGCCGCGCTCGAACTGGTCGGCGGTAACGTAGTCCACGCTATTGATGCGCTCCACGCTGTAACGAAGGTCAATGGTAAGGGGAGAGCCAAGGGAAGCGCCGCCCATTCCCCCTCCATCGCCACCTCCTCCTGCTGGGATGACAGCAGCTCCGCGAGCACCAGCGTTGTAACGAGCCATCGCACCTTGCATTTTACTGGCGGGAATAATGTATTCCGACTCGCCCCCTTCTCCAACAAGCCCAAGAGTAGGACCGTTGACAACGCCACCATCGGCAAACGCTTTGAAGCCCCCTTGCCAGTAAGCGCCTTCTGCTGCGAGCTGGGGCATGCTGAATGCCCCCGGATTGAACTGTGGCCCACCGCCTCCAAATGCAGAGCTAAAGCCTCCGCCGCCGCCTCCCCCAATACCCAAGGCTTTCATGATGGTGCCGAAAATGATCATCGTCATCTGCTGAGCAATAATCTGTGCGGCCATCTCCAGGAAATGACTAGCAATGCTCTGCATCATGCTGGCAAGAGCCTCTTGTGCAGTCATCGAGCCAGATGCAATATCTTTGAACGCCTGACCAAAAGCATTGCCAATAGCTTCAGCTCCAAGCTTTACTTGGTTTTCAGTTTTAATAAGATCGTCAAAACGCTGGCGCATGTCATCTAGCGTCGATTTTTGACCCGGATCAAGATTGATATCAGTCCTAAAACCGGCAGCTCCTCCTAGGTTCAGGCCAAAAGCGTTTTCGCGGGCTTTTCTAGCTGCATCCATCACTTCATTCGTGATGCCATATCTCTCACGAAGAACTGCGTTTAGCCGCTCCTCTTCGGTAATTTCCACTTTCTTCCGTTCAATAGCCAACAGTTGCTGACCGAGAGTAAGCTCAGCTTGCTTAATTTTTCCAGCAGCGAATTCTCTTTGCAGCTTTGCAGCTTTCTCGTCAATTTCATAAAACTTTTCTTGAGTTTGCAGGAAAGCAGCTAATTTTTCGTTGCCATCTGCGCGGGCTGCAGAAATTGCTTGCTGAGTTTCCAAGGATTCGCCTTCGATCCTCAACTGCTCGCGCAGTTGCTCAAGTCTTGCGTCAAGTTCGCGACGCTCCTGAGCGGCTCGTTCCGCTACCTTTGCGGCTTTATCGGCAGCGCCTTTGCCTTTGCCTCCGGCTCCACCATCACCACCTCCTGTGATTGGTGTCATTTGACCGCCTATCCGCGATTGCGTCAGTTGCTCTTGTGTTTTGTTGCCTCTAGCGCCACGTAGCACGGCTTCTTGGATTTGATATTGGACGAGTCGAGCTCGCAACTCTTCATCTCTGCCAGTAACGAGCCCTCTTGCCGTGCCCACTGGACCAGTGAATTGCTTTAATTCTTTTTGCGCTTGAGCCTGTGCGCGGCGATTAACAATGATTCGGCTATTGACCTCCTCTCGACTCAGCCCTTGAACCTGTTTCTTGTATTCCTTGGAACTGAACCCAGCAATATCATCCAAAGATTTTTTCAGGCGATCTAGTTCCGCCATGCCATCAATCGCCACTTGAATTGCAATCGCGATCAAGCCAATACGCGCCAATCCCATAAGCGCTGTTTTAAGCATGCTTACAGGTCCAACCGCAGCAGCAGCGTTTCTTGTTAATAAGGCCATTTGCACCTGCGTGCCCGCCAAGTTTGAATTTGCGACCGCTGTCGTTTTTTGCAACAATCCCACTTGAACATTGAGAGCTATAAATCGTGCAATAGAAGCGCTGATGCTAGAAATTAAGCCGACCAGAATTTTCCCGCCAAGCAAGCTAAAAACTGTATTGACAAGCAACACATTTGCATAGACTTTTAATAAAAAACCTGTGACAGGATTGCCAGCAATTGCTAGTAAAAGTTTGCCGACATTCAACAAAATGTTTCCAAATAATTCAAAGGTTGGCAGCAGCCCTCTCAAGTTACTGCCAATGCCCTCTAGCGATGGCCCTAGCTTCGCCAATTCTTGCGCAAACGCAGCGCCTTGTGGCGTCCTGGCCGCAACGCCTTGAAAAAAGGCAGTGAATCCATCTGCTGCAACGCGAATACCATCAGTGAGGGGCTTGACCACTTCATTCATAAACCCAACAGCTACAGGCTCAAATGCTTCGTAAAGCTGGGTCAATGAATTCTGCATGCGATTAATTCCACCTTGGAATGTCAATGCAGCCCCCTCTGCGCCCGGACCAAACTCTCGAGCCATGACGACTTGCACGTTCTTGAGAAGCTTGACCATGTTTTCGCCTTTGAATGCGCCATCTTCAAGGGCTGCCGAAAATTTAGAAATCGCTGCTGGCCCCTCAAATCCGGCGGCTTGAGCAAAAAGAGCCATGGCACCTGGCAGCACATCACCTAACTGCCCCTTAAGTTCTTCGCTCATCACCTGACCCTTGCTGGCCATTTGCGAAAACGCATAAATCACGCGATCCACCTTGTCGGCGCTCATGCCAAATGTGGCCGCTCCCATGGAAATACTTTCAAACAAGCCGCGAATTTCATCTCCACGGAAGCCTGCAGGCGCCATAGACGCATAAAGCTTTGTAAAGCCATCCCTCGCGGACTGAAGCGGCACGTTGTATTTGTCGACAATGGAAAGAATAAACGCATTTGACTTTGCAGCCTCCGCCGCGCTCGGCGAAATTGCATTCAAAGTGTTTCTAAAGCTTTGCAGTTGACCAACGGCTTGCCCGACCTGCGCTGGAAAATTTTGAATGAAAGCAAGTAATTTATATGCCTGACCAAACAGTAAAACCTGCTTAGTCGCAAAAGCGAACTCTTGCCCTAGTTCTCGGATGGCGCCGGAACCAGGCAACGAAATGTTGGGAATGCCCCCAAACATTCCGCCGCCTCCGCCGCCCCCGCCAGGGTAAGAGCCTCCGGGAGGTCTGTTCCCTGGCCCGAATGGGCCACTTGGTCCAAACATGCTGCTTTGAGCGGTTATGCGTCCCAGTGGAGACGATGGTGCGAGCATTCCCTCCATCGGAAAAAATGCGCTCGATCGTACACCAGGATTGTATCCTCCCATTGCTCCCGCTCTGGTTTGATAACCAGCCATCATTCCGCCCATGTGTTGAGCCATTGCTGGCGGACCGCCAACTTCCAGCATGCGAGCCGATGGGAACCTGCCCCCAAGTGCACGAATATTCCCGAATGACTCTACTGTCATCGACCCTCTAGGAGGCAGTTGAGACGATGGTCCCATCATGCCACTCACGGGGAAAAGGCTTTGATTTATGCGACTAGTTGTTCCTCCAATAGGAGGAAGCGCCTTTTGCGCGGCGGCAACGCTTGCTACTTGCGTAATATTTTTCAACCCATCCCCAATTTTTCCTATCCAAGGATTGCTTGGATTGAGAGACCTAGTGTAACTGGTAAATTGTTCGGAAATGGCTTTCAATAAAGGATCGAATCCCTTGGTATCGCGCTGCATTCCGCGAGCGCTAGGCACTTGTTCTAAGTAGCTTGCCTGACGACTTGCCAGCCCTAAGAGATCCGTGGTAATCCTTTCTTCGGGAAGCATGCGAAGCATGCGGCGAGCAGCTCGAGGATTTTTAGTTAGCCCTGCAATGGGATCTAATATTGTATTGATGTTGGACGCCGATCTAGGTGCCGATATACGCGACTGTCCTCGCAATGGCATCATTCGCGCTTCAATGCCTCGCGAGGCGGATTCCGCAAGCGCGTTGGCAAGAAAATCCCGTACAGCGTTTAATTGTTGTGTTTTTGCGGGTCCTTTAAGTCCTTGGGTAACGATGGTGTCGAGCCAAGTGCTTACCTGCTGAGCCGATCTACTCTCTTCTCCTAGTCTTTTGAACGCACTAGCTCGCAGTTGTTCAACTCCAAGGGTGGCAACTTGCCGTCGTGCAGCCTCGAAACCAGGTCTTTGCGTTTTTTCTCCGGCCACCGCGCCGGCCTGGGCCTCTACTCCAACTTTCACTTTAATTCCCGAAAGCTTATTCTCTACTTCTCTCTTGAAGCCAACAATGTCGGTCTGGGTAATGGCCGCACGAATGCTAACAGGAGCACGTAGTTTTCCTCCTGTATTGGACAGAATCTTGGAACCCTTGATAGAGCGATTCAGATCAGCTACAACCTTTTGAATTTCTTTTTGACTAGTAGCCGCTCGCACGCTGACTGGTATTTCTACCGCCTTAATCTTGGAAAGAGTATCGAGCCTTGATTGAATTTTTTCAAACTGATCCTTTGTTAGTCCGCCGACGATATTTAATTCAACGTTAAATTTTTGACGGCCAATAGATCTTTGTAAGTTGCTAATTTCACGCTTGATTGCCCCTCGGTCAAACTTTACTTTGATCGGTAAATTATATCCAGTTGCCGCCTGGCCAAGGGTGGCCAGCGAATTGCGAAAAGCGGTGAGATCAAGACCTACTTTTAGCAGGAGTTGTGCGTCTTGAGCCACGATTTTACGCCATTGTCTCTAGTTTCTTAATTCTATAGTCACTCTTCCTTGTTTCGTCCGGCCAAGGTTTTCATTTCGTCGGCAAGTAAAGCTATCACCCTGCCATCCATTCTTCTCGTTCGCATCAAACGCTGAAGTACCGCCAAGCTAGCATCAGTTATGCCTTCTTCTTTTTGTGTGGCCTTGGGATCAAAAGGCAAGAAAAACTCAGGCTTGACGCCACTCTTTTTGCCCGCCATCATCCCAGCCACCATCGCGCCAAGCTTGGCAATGGCAACACTTTCAATGTTGTACCTTGCTATGTCGTGCTTTTCCAAATATTTCAACGCTGCTTTCACATCACGAATTGGCTGCTTGCCAAAATTGCGTGCATGCCATCTATCGTCTCTGTAATCAGAGGCTGATAAGCGAAAGTAAATATCGTTCCAATTGGTCAGCGCTTTCAGGAATTCTCGCGCTTGAGCTTCTAACTGTTCTGTGACGCACTTTGGGGCTTGCTCTTCGCTTTTTTTGCTGCAGCCACTGCCTCCTTAGCTTCTGCATCTTGCTCGGCAGCAATGAATTCCACCACTTTTGCGATGGCGGCACGAGGCAGTCCTTTGGTATCGTCAATCTCCCAATCGCCAAGATCGGTCCATTCGCCGTCAATCATGCCCTGCCCCCTGGAGCGGATAAAGGCAGTGACCATACGAGCGTTGGTGGCCTCTACGGACGTGCCACTCGTAATCATGGCCATCGTCTCGTCTGTGAAGTCGGAAAGCAATTCCGTTTCAGTGATGGAGCCTGCGCCCTGCAGAAGCGCAAAGGCTTCATCCAGTGGAATGTCTTTGGTAGTTGCAATGCGCTTGGCCAGTTGCACGGCACGAATAGTTGCCTGGCTTTGCAGCTTGCTAATTTCTTCTTGCTCAATAGCCTCTGCTACGAGCCAGCCATTGTATTTCTTCAGGCGAATTTCAGGCGTTAGCTCAAAGTAGTCTGCGGCCTTAGTTTGAAGAAGAAAGCTGTATTTGCTCATGATCAAGAATGTTAAGCAAAGCGTTGAACACTTTCACCCGTTCATGGCCTGAGCGGAACTCCCTAGGGATTTCCACCAAGAATGAATGACTGTCGTTTGCAATTCTAATGGTGCTTTCGCGGCAGGAAATGAGGCAAAGGATGCCCGCTTGCAATGCCATGCCTTCTATCTCGTTGTTAATGGCATGGACAGTGGAGTCAGGGCTATGGAGGTAGTCAATGATCATTTGATCGTCAACGCGCTCTTAATCCTATTCTGCAATGCCCGCTCCGGCACGCTTCCGCTAAATTTTTGCGGATAAAATAGTTCGTCCGTCCAAGGCCTAGCAGTCAAATTGGTGCCAAGGCCGTCATGGACGTAGCGAGCATAATAATCGCCACTGCTATTTCTTGCGTCCCATCTCCAGCTAGCTACTGCGACGGTCTTTGACGCATCAAAGTTGTAGCTATTCACTCCGCTCTCGTAAAGAGCACCCAGATCGTAAATATCACGAGGTGAACCAACAGTCTCTCCGCTCTTGCGACGAGTGATGCCATCGTAGTTCCACTTTCCCATTTCACGAAATTGATCGTCCCACCACGCATTAGTAATATCTTCCTCCGCCCAGTCCTCAAAAGCTTGAACCAGCTTCGCTACCAGCCTTTCTCCATTGACAACTTTCCCGCCAGTGATAATTGCACTCATGATACCAAAGGCCGCAAAATCATATCAGGCAAGACAAAACGGCAACGCTCATAAGCCACGTCATCGCCTGGCGTATATCGTGGCGTGGCATCAGGAAATCTACGCACCATCCTGTCCATTGCCGTCGCCATAGTGCTGGAGCTGGGCGTGTATTGCACTAAAATCACTTCCCACAACTGATTCACCTTAACCGTGCCACTTAATGGTGAGCCGGGACGCAAGTCTGGAAACTGCCTCATTGTCACCTCCAGCCCCTCGACTCGCCATTCGGAAGGTACACCTTGCTGGCCAACCACATAAACAGCGGGAACGCGAGTATTGCTTGGCAGTACGTACTCCCCGATCAAATTGGGACTGGCAGAGAGCAAGGTTGTAATTGCATCCCGCAATTGAGAAATGTTCACAATAAAAAAGCCTGCCGTATAGGCAGGCTAGCAAAGAAAACAATGGAAAGGAAATTAGCTATTGGGGCCAGTCGGGACAATAGTGCCGCTGCTGGTGGCATTCTGGTGAATGCCGATTCGGCCACGGCTAACTAGGTCGAAAGTCACTTCCACCAAGTTGTCAGCGGGGTAGTTCTCGTTGTAATTCATCACGGCTGCAGAGAAAGCCACACGGTCGTAGTAGTAAGTGGTGCCGCTCACACCAAGTTGCTTGTTAATCTCAACGTACACTTCGTAGAACTTGTCGTAACGAGCCGTAGAGATGACTTGGAACGCTTCGTCAAAGCTGTCGGGAATGAATGTGGTGCCGTCCACGTCCTTCTGGAAGTAGGACGTAATCGAGGCCGTGGCTTGAGACGTAACGATCACGCTATCAGCAAAACCACCACCGCCAAGCAGGTAGAACTCTTGGTTGTTGTCATTGAAGGCCACCGAAGCGGTGGTCACGCCCTGCATGACATACAGAGTGGGAGCGCCGCTAACAGCGAAAGTCGCGCCGCTTTGCGTGATGATTGGACGAGTGGAGTTTGAAGGAATGGCGCCAACACGCAGGATAACGTCTTGGCTCTTAACCAGTTCCTGGGGAGAAAAAATTGCCATGGAAAATCTCAGTAAGAAAAGAGCAGTTAAGCGTTCAAGACGCTTCCTTTGCCAACCAGTCTAAAAATGCCTCTGATTGGTGCGCCGAGAAATTGCCAATAATGTTCAGCAATTTGCTCATTTGGTAGCAGCTCAAACCGCCCTTCTCTTCCGTTAATCGTTGCAGCAGCAGAGCTTCCAGGGGTGACTCCAGAAAGTGCTAAAGGGCCAGTTAGTCGTCCCTCCATATACACTGCAGTCGCATCGGCGCCAAGCAAATAGTCAAACCGGGGATTGGTCTTTTGCTTTAACGAGGCGTAGTAAGTAACGCCCGTGGCGGTTGCAACATAATTACCAGTGGTTGCGTCTTGAACATAGCCAGACGCCACCTGCCAAACCAAAGTGGCATTTGCAAGTGGCGAAAGGCCGTTGATCATACGACGAAACCAATGGAAGAAGGTCCAGCGACGGTATCGAGCATGCGCTTGAACTCTTGGCCATATTGCGTGGCTTCGAGCCCTTGGCCATACACCTTGCCTTCGGTGGCGCCGATTTGGACGCCCATTTGCGCAAGCTGAATGGCAATAATGTGAGCTGCAAGATGCTTTACGGCGCGATCAGTTTGATCTCCGAAAACATCGCTCGTGGCATCCGCTGCGGCTTCATTGAGGGCCCCGTTTACAATTCCCGATGGATGGGGGGTAAATTCAGGGAAACGATCCAGAAAACTTGCGTAGGTGACGGCCATAATCAGACGTTCCCAGCTTTGATGTTTTCTAGACGCTTGTTAATGGCATTCCTGATGCGCACTCTTCCCTCCTTTCCTTTCCATTGCTTGAGTTGGTCTTCGTCGTGCATGATTTCAAGCAGACGATAGGCTTCATTCAATGGAAGCTGAATGAGAGTGTCGATGCTGTCAGGGACTTCCTGAATGGTGGCCTGTTCCTTCACCTCTTCGATGGCGCCAATTGCCATAAGGCGTTTGACTGTGCCATGTTTGCGGGCAATATCCCACTTAGTTTCAGGAACATCAGTATTCACCCCAGGACTGAGCTGAATCAAACCAGCTTCAGTAATAATGCCAAATCCTCCTTCACGCGGCGGATTTTCAAGGTCAGGGCGATAAGCAATCAACATTTGTGTTCAAAAGAACTGTTCACTAGCTTAACGCCCATCACTTAACTATCCTCAGGGAGCCTGCAGGTACAGGACGCTCTTGGGATAGTAGAGAGCCACACCACCCACGCGGGCATGAGCGGGAACGATGAATTCCAGACCACGCTGTTGGGGCGGGAACAGCTCAAGCGGCTGCGGAATGTGCAGTTGCACTTTCTGGGGATCGCGCTTGTAGAACACCATGCGGTTCTTGCTCAGTTTGCCATTAGTGGCATCGAGCTGGTTGATGGGCTCAACGTTGCGGATGAAGGGGTTAGTGCGCAGGAAGTACTCCAGCACGGTCACGTCCGAAGAATCGGAATTGCGACGAGTGGAGATGACGTTGTAGTCTTCCCAAGCCATCAGGATGGTGTCGGGCTGCTCTTTCATCTGGGAGCCGTTGATAATGGCAGTCACGCCATAGTTCAGCAGATCCAGCATGTCTTGAGCAGTGGTACCAGTGGCAGTGGTGCCAGTGAACCAAGTGTTGGCAGCGACCACGTCAACAGTAGCGTTGTTGAAGAAGCCAGCCAGGCCGACAGAGCTTTCGCCAAACATGGCGACGTTCTCCACCTTCTCCTCGTAGGCACGACGCACGGCAGCAGCGCGACGCTGCTCCAGAGCGATATTGGCCATTTGAGCGGCACGCAGTTCCTGAACGGTGTAACCGAAGGAACCACCAAACGAGCGAATGCTGATGCTCTTCTCGATCTGGCTGATGTCGGCACGAGGCAGATCGTCAGCAGCGTCAGCGATGAGCTTGAATTCGCCAGTCGCATCCATGATGCGATAGGTGAAGGTTTGAGCGCCAGGACCAGCTTCGCTGGTTACAGGCAGAAGGGTGGGGTATTTGATGTCGGCATATTCGACTTCAAACACTTGAGGGCGGATGTACTCAAGCTGACGCTCAAGAAAGAGCCCAGCTTCATCCATACGGAAATCAGACATTTGAGGGCCTCCTATCAAGAATCAGCGGTGAGGGTGAACGAAGGACCGTTCAGCTCAACAATCGCCAGGCCGGAGCCGGTGACGGAAGTGAGGTAGCGAGCGTTCGAGAGCACTGCAGTCTTGCCGCTCAGGGAAGCAGCGCGGAACTGACCAGCATATTGAACGCCAGTGGCGGTGTGAATAACACGCACAGCCGTTGCGGGGGTGACAGAACCATGCACATACACGGCAACTGCACCTTCGTTAGCAACGTTCATGGCCTGGCCAGCCTTAACAGCAGGGCGACCATTAGCGTCATCGGAAGCTTCATCCACATAGGTGAGGATGTTGATACCAACGACGGTTTCGCCAGTGCCAGCAATGGTCTTGGCGGAGTTGGCGACAGTGCCGCCCGATGCATAAGTGACGACATCGCCGAATGCAATGCCAGCGCCAGTCTCATTGACATAGGTGCCAATGGTATTGTCGCGAATATCGGAGAGCTGACCTTCAAGCAGAGCAGTGAGTGCAAGCGAATAGCTCTGCTGCACACCGCCAGCCGTTCCAGTGCTCACCCCAGAAAAAGTGGCCATAATCAGCGCTCCTTGGTAACGGAGAGGGGAGTTTTCCAAGCGTTCTGCAGCTTGTCCATATAAGACGAAGGAGCAGACACGGGAGTGGCAATAGATGCCACGGCTTTGCGCAGCTCGTCAGTCGCAGCCGAATCGTTGCGCGGAGCAACTTCAGCCAGAGTGTCGAACATTGCTTGCACGTAATCGTCGGACTTCTCCGACAGATCAGCGTCGCCACGAACAGCTTTGATCGAGGCTTCCATGATTTCACGGGCGCTCTTGCCAGCAAAATCAAACTCGCTATCAAGAGAAGTGCGAGCCTTGTCAATCAGAGCAATGCGCTCTTCGACAAGTGAATCAACATTCACTTGCTGAGCAGCTTCCAGGTCGACCTTAGCGGCTTCCAGTTCTTGCTCCAGAGCGTCAGCACGACCCTCGGCGGCGTCGCACTTGCCCTTCATTTCTTTCTCCATGGCGTCCATTTCTTCCTTCATTTTGGAAGCTTCGGACATCATTTCGTCGTACTTGCGTTTCATATCGGCGTAGCTTGCCTTCGCGTCTTCACGCTCAGCCGAAATAGCGGCTGCAAGGGCAGGATCGGCCTCAAAAGAAACGCCGTCAAACACAATGTTTGCCGACATAGTTTCTCCTTTTGTAGAAGTGATCAGTTCGGTCACAGCGGCATCCGCTGAGTCGAGCATCAGGCGAACATTTGCTCCCCCTCTTGCTCTCTTGACAATGGCCACATGATTTCCGCGAATATTCTTCTGGAAACCGTCGTAATGTTGACCGTCAGGCGTAATGCCTGGCTGGTCCACATAGTCGACTTTGTACCCACATGAAACCTCGCGGATATTACCCCGCATGATTTCATCGATCGTCTCCTTGTCGGTGACGGTCAAAGTGGATTCAACGAAGCCATCGGAATACGCAACATCAGCACTGGTAAAGCCCACTGCGTAGTCTTTCGTGTTGGACGCATCAAGCAACACAGGAGGATGCTCTTTGGTCACACACTTTTCCCTGAAGCTGTCAAGGGCTTCTTGTGAAGCCACTTCGGTTTCGGGGCGGTATTCCAAGCGGATACCACCACTTGCATCCGTATACGACTGGATGCCCGTCCTCGCGATGCGAGCACGAACCCTCAAGTAACCCTCATCCGTGATCTGATAATCACTGATGGTGGAAACGTCGTAGCGAAAGCATGGGCGTGAATCCATATATTAAAAATAACGAAATATGCTATGCTGATTTGTACTGTTATGCAAAGCTGAATTAAATTGTGAAAAACGCATTCTTCGTTGAGGCTCGCAGCCCTAAGCAAGCGCGGCAAGAAATTGCCTTGCGCATAAAAGAGGCACGCCAAAACTCAGGATTGAATCAATGGGACGTAGCGAAGGAGTTGAATATCAGCCAGAGCACCTACTGCCGCATGGAGATGGCAAAAATAGCCCCTGACTGCGCCCAAATCAGAACGCTCAGCGGCCTTTACAACATGTCCATTCTGTACTTAATGGGCATGCCGAATTACTTTGTCTATGTGGATCAGTCTTCGTCGTCTTCGTCTTCTAGATCTTCAAGTTGACTTTCGATGCCGCTCATGACATACGATTTGGCAATTGCCTCTGCTTCGAAGACCAGCATTTTCACTGGATCAAAGTGCTCATGCGGCTTGTCGTAGCTGTTGACGACAAAAATATGAGTTTCATCGAGGCGGCCATTCTTGAAATGCTGCTCTTCAACCAAGCGCCAGTTTGAAGTTTCTCGGTGCTCGTGTGCTGAAAGAATGCACAAGGCTTTCAAGATGCCAATGCCGTCTTCTTCTTCCTCAATCACGCGGACATACTCGCTCACTGGTCTGCTTTGCGGCTTTCCACCATTTTAATGATGCGGCGAGCCCACGACTCTCCAGCCTTCCCGCCCCAAAGCATGCCCGAAATAAAACCTGCGTCATCTTCTCCGCCGGAGAAATTCTTCTTGTGCCTTGAGAAGAAGGCCGCCATGCGCTTGATCGTTTCGTAGCTAACGCTTTCTCCATTGGCCAAGCTCGTAGCCCTGGCCACACCACTGCCAATGCCCTGTTTGCCAGCTTCTTGCGTGGTCAAGCCACCTTTGCCATACTTCTTGCGGAGCTCAAGACCACGACGCGCTGCGGCTCGAACAGACAATGGAGGGGAAAACGATTCGGCGTCTCCCCTCAGCTCTTTTTTCTGTTTTTGCGCACAGCGGACAAATAGGCTTTGCAGCGCTTCTCGCCAGCACTTTCGTCCATCGCCTCCTCTTCTTCCATTTCTTTTTCTTCCTCCATCGACTCCTCTTCTTGTAACACCTGACGAATAAAGGCCCGCATGTATTCCTCGCTGGCGTCCTTCTTCTTCATTGTCATTCCGGCTTCGGAGAGGGCCACCGCAACGGCTTGGCGATAATTGGTGATCGGCTCCCCACTGCTGCTCTTCAGCGTACCCTCCTTGAATTCTTTCATCACGCGAGCAATTTTTGCCTGCTTTGCTTTTTTAGTGGTGGGCTTCTTCATGACCAAAGTATTTTTCCCTACTCTACACAGTCCAGTAGACTTTCATGGTCTTGCTGATGCACCATGGCCGGAGACATTACTGCCATCCTCACGCTTTACCGTCGCCCGCAAAACTTAGCAAGGCAAGTAGAAGCTCTTCGCAATCAAACCGTCCCCCCTAAAGAGATTTGGGTGTGGGTAAATTACCACCAGGACAACGAAGAACTACTGCTTGATTACATTGACGTAGATAGAGTTTTTGACTGCAACCACAATTGGAAATTCTTTGGTCGCTTTGCTGCTGGCTTGTTAGCGGACACGCAGTACGTTGCCATCTTTGATGACGACACCATTCCGGGTAAGAAGTGGTTTGAAAATTGCTTGGCTTCGTCTCGCGCCATTGAGGAACAGGGTAATGCTTCGCCTATCCTTGGCTCGGCAGGAGTACTGCTGAATAGCGCCATTTACGAAGATCATTCTCGTCACGGCTGGCCGTCGCAAAACATAGAAACTCAAAGAGTGGATCTAGTGGGGCACGCTTGGTTCTTTGAGCGCTCGTGCCTCTCTTTTTTTTGGCAAGAAAAGCCTTTCTCTTGGGACAATGGAGAAGACATTCATTTCTCTTATTGTGCTCAAAAATATGGAGGCGTGCAGACATTCTGTCCTCCTCATCCATCGGACGACAAAGACCTGTGGGGCTCTCTCTATGCCATTGAGCTAGGCACCGACAAAGTGGCTACGTCTAACAACACTTGGCTTCCTCATTTCACCTTCTTCTCTCAGCGTGATCAAGTGGTCAACAATGCCTTGCAAGGCGGATGGATTACTTGCAAGGAAGTGAAGCCTCACTCATAAACAATACGTCTGTGCCATAGTTCGTTGTAATTATTCGTATCGGTGGCACCCATTTTCTTTAGGTCGCCGCCTTCTGTGGGCTTGCAAGCTGCGAAAATAGTGCCATCGGGCAGCACGAAACTTTTATTGGTGCGGGAGTGAGCAGGCGTAAGTTCCATACAGTCACCAAAGACCATACTCGTTCGCACATTGTGACTACACGCCGCAAGGCTTTCTCCCCATAGCGATGGACCAGTGGGGCACAGTGGAGTGATACCATAGTATTTGCTTGCGACATTAGCAAGCACTTTGTTGATAGCAATGTCTAATGCTTGATGCTTAGGCTTCGCAAAAATAATACCATTGTCGCAGGCCCAGCTATTCATGGCAAAGCGCTGCATGCTGCGAAAAGCAATCAACTCCACGCGCTCAGAAAGCTCCACTTCAGTGTGGCAAGTGAGACCGCAATCAAAATACCAACCACCTAGCTCGTAAAGCAGGCAATATCTTGCCAGGTCGCAGCGATAAGCCAAAGACCGCAGGGAAAAGAAAGCATCTAACACTTCTTTCCCATAGCAATCTTTCAAGAAATCAACAATGCTTTCATTGTCGTACAGTTGATAATCGGCACTAGCAAAAGCACCTCTCACGCTGTTGATTGCCCTTTTCAGGGGAAGTGACAATTCTTGGCGTTTGTCTTTTTCTTGCGTGCTTAGAAAGATTTGCGAAACCCTCATCTCAGTCCACCCTCGCCGGAACACCAAAGCCTTTGAACTTTTGAGCTGTCTTGTCGGCCAGCATTTCATCAATCAGGCCCAGCATTTGCTTTTGAATGTATGGCCAAGTGAATGGAGCGTGCTGCATGCGCTCGTAGCACCACTCGCCAGCCATTTGCAGCTCTTCGCGATTGTGATAGTAGTGGTCGAGGATGTTGGCAAGGTCGCCAGGTGATGGCTGGCCACGCTCTAGGCCGTAGTTCCTGTCGGTCTCCCAGCTTTCAATGGAAATCCTCCGCACTCCATCGAAAATCTCCTTAAGGCTTGTATGGTCAGGCACCACTTGAGCCACGCCAGTGGCGGCATGCTCAGTGGCCACAAGCCCCCATCCCTCACCCAAGCAAGTGTTGATGCCAACATCAGCAGCGTTATACACTTGGTTCAATTGCTCTACGGGCAAACAGTTGCTCGTAGAGAAATGCGGGCTTGTAAGAATAAGCTTGCCAGTGCTGTCATAGCCCATGTCACGAGCCACTCGCTTAAACAGTGGCACGATGTCCCAGCCCATATCCTTCTTGCCCATGTTCAACCAAAGCCGAGCATCCGGCTTGTCAAGAGCAAATTCAACAAAAGCCTTGATGGTCAAATCAATGCGCTTGCGAGGCTGGTTTCTATTGCCATTGAAGACAATGAAAACATCCTCTGGCACCCCTAGCGCCTTGCGACATTCTTTCTTGTCCATGGGAAAGAACGTGGAAAAATCAGTACCATGCCCCACCACGCCGACAGGCTTTGTGTAGCCCATCAATTCAATTTCTTTCTTGGCAAATTCTGTGTATGTAATGAGCTTGTCCCATTTGCTCACGGCAGGCAAGAGTTCCGGGAACAAGCCGTAAGAATCAATGGGGGTGTAAACGCAGGTCTTAAACTCTTGCTTTTCTTTCAGTGGCTCAATTCTGTCGTACAGCGAAATTGCCACCCAAATATCGTTGATGATGAACACCAGATCGGGCTTGATCGTTTGAACAAGCTCTGCAATGCGATGGGAGCCAAACGGATCAGTGCCATGAGCCATGGCGGGGTACATCTGGCAATACTGCTGCATAGGCGAGGGGTCGCCGTGATGGTTGACCGCGAGAGCATGCACTTCATGCTCTTTGGCCAAAGCTGGAATGAGGTATTGCGCCACTCGTCCAAAGCCTGTCTCTACTCCCACATCGCCCGCGTACAGAATCCTTGCCACATCAAAGCAAATAACTTGCTCGATGATAATGGCAAAATCAAACGGGAACCACTGCTGGCTGCTGCCTAAAGTAGCGCACCGAACACCTGCACCTCGCTCCGCAGGCGCATCGCTGGCCAGGAAGCGGCACGCTGCCAATCGGCACAATGCCACGAGCGGCAAAAGCAAGGCAGTCACTGCAATGTTGAGCCTGATCGTCCAAAATGCGACGCATCAATGAATAGCCTTGGGCTTGCTCTCGTAGTTCGGTTCCCAACCAGTAACTACCACGAACGCTTTGAGCGTATAAGCCAATGCGACCAAGAGCCATGGGAGCAGAAACAGCCCCGCGAAGCAGATCCCCAGCAAACCTTTGAAGATAATCGTATTCCAAGCGAAGTCTTTGACCAACGCGACCGTATTCCGCGCTGCCCATGCCACTTCGCCCCCCATGACCAATAATCGCTGCTTGAATATGAGCCGCTTTAATTGCCTCGCGGACACTGCCTTGCCACTGATCAAGCGTAATGTTGCCATTGGCCAGCATGCGGGTGAATTGCTTCAGCTTGCCTTCAAGCTTGCCAATGCGACCATCGACAAGTTTTTCAACGGCTGCCTTGCTCAGAAATTTACCACGCTCATCGCGGTAGCGTCCAGCATTGCGGTCGTAAGACCATTCAGCGTCCATTCTGGTGGACACTATGGCATCAGAGAAGGAGCTTAAATCATTCAGCATCTTCGGCTTCCAGAATGTCCTTGAACTTGACAGGAGCTTCCTCTTTCCATTCGCTCAAAGCCTTGTCAATATCGGCTTCTGAAATGAAGGCTTCTTCATCAATATTGCCAAGAACAAGCCCTTCCACTTGCATAGGGTCAATGGCGTCCACCTTGCTGCTCACCATTTTCGCTGATCCCTTGCGCTCGGGATTGGGGTCGGCCTTGCGCTTGCGAGCAACAATTGTCTGCCGCTCTTCCTTGCTCATCGCCTGAGCCTTGGCTTCTGGTAAGCACTTGGGCTTACCTTCTTTTTCTTCACGAGCGCCACATGGCCCCATGATTTCGCCATTGGCGCCAATCCTCACCCATTTTTCCTTGAACCACTTGTCTAAATCGTCGGCATGCACCTCCCCTTCGTCGCCCTTAAATGCTCCGCTTAATGAGCCATGCTTCTCTTTGTACATGCGCTTGTATTGTTGCACAACGTAGCCGCTTGCGTACGCCGAGGGCCACACCTTGAACTTGGCTTTCGCTGCAGCAGTGGCGCGACCATGCAGCTCTTCGTCCGAGAAAGTCACATCTCCGCGCATTTCTTCGAGGTCGCGAGGTAAATACAGTCCAGCACTGTCTTCTACCTCCCTGCTTCCATCCATCGGAAGCGTGCCATTGTCCTCATCAAGAGGATCACGTCCACCAGGAGGCACCTTAAACTGACCCCCTTGCGGGGTGGAGCCACCCCCTCCTTGAGTGGGAAGTTCCCGCACGACGGATGGATCTAGCGTAAGCTCCATGGACCACTCCGATCCGCCATAGCGAGCATCCGCCACCTCCTTGGGACTCAGTACGCCAAGTTGAATGTAGCGACCATCTACGGCAGCCACGCGAGCCCTTACGTCAGCTTTCTCGCGCTCGTTCAGTTCAAACAAGTCATTGAATTTAATGCGCCATGACTCAGGCATGCGCCCATTGGTTGGGCCAGTGCGACTGAGCATGATCAGTTCCATCAGTTGCTTAAGAGGACGATGGAAAGTGGATTGCTGGTAATCCGCAAGCGTCTTGGCGAAGTCACGCTCTTCGCTGCGACCAGTAGAGCCAAGGCCGCTCGGGCTTTCGCCAAACAGTACAGTGTGTGGAATCTTCGATGCGCCAATAATATCTACGCGCATCTTTTCAAGGATTTCACCAACGCCACCAAAATTGCGACTGATAAAAGCAAGTTCTTCTTTTTCAGCATCAATTGCATAGCCACGATAAACACTCTTGCTCATATCGTTCAGCACTAAACGATCCCGCACATCGCTTTCTTTTCCTGCTGCAAGCATCTGAGCAAGGCCCTTGATTTTATGAACAAAAATATCAAATTCGCTCAAAAGCGTGGCAGCAGAATTAAGGCCAGTCCAGTAGTGCTTAAAGCTTTCGTAGACAGTTTGCAAGCTGCTCATTCCCCATCCATAGTTCCTCTGTCGAATGCGATAGGGCAGCCAATCGCCGTCGAATCTAAGGATTCTGTCCTTGTGGATGTAGGTAAGTTGCGGCTGACGAATAAGGTCGCCAGAGATAATTTGATAGTACGTTGCCTTGGAATAATCGTATAGATTTTCTTCGTTGATTACTGGCGCAATCTGCCAGCGATCCAGTACTTCCATGCCTTCCACTGCGTAAATCTTGCTCTTGTCTACCGGCTGGTCTGCGGACCGTCCATCGTCGATGTACAGCAGGATCACCGCCCCGCCATAAAGGCGAGAATTCTTGGCGGCAAGCATAAAGTTTTCAAGGATGTACAAATCTTCAATCACCTGTTCAATGCCCACCACTTCTTCGGCAGCAGCGCCCTCTCCACCAAACAGCACCTTGAAGCCTTTTCGTGTGGCCTGCTCGGCATAGATGTCCACAATGCGACGAGGAAGCCATTCTCCATAGAGAGCTTCAAGCTCTTCCTGTGCAAGGAAGACGATGGGCTGAGCGGTGGTGTAGAGACTCTTGTCCCTGCCAGGCGTCCCCATGCCAGTGAGGGCATTAGCAAGTCCGTCATTCCGCAAGCCACCAGCAGTTGCATGGCCCAAATCCACCGCGTCTTCAGACATTGTTCACATTATGGTCTTGCTTTTATTCTAGAAGATGGGTAAGATGGCTATGACGTGCGTTCTATTATGCCCACTCCCATTGAATTTGTCTTCTCCGAAGAGGAACGAAAGCAAGCGATGGAGGAAGGACAGCGGAGGCAGTCCGTGAATGAAGCCAAAGGGCTTCGCGGGCGCAATCGTGGAGCTGCTCGTGGCGACAAAGCCTTGGAAATTCACTTGCTTGGCGCAGCGGGCGAAATGGCTGTGGGTTCCTTCCTGGGACTCAAGCATTTGCTTTATCAAGAAAGCGAGGCCAAGCGGAGCTCAGATGATCTGCCTGGAATCGACGTGAAAACCAGATCGAAAAGAAGCTACGATTTGATTGTGCAGCGCCAATCCGATCCAGATAAAAAATTTGTACTGGTAACTATTGAAAACCAGCAAACGCTTATCCACGGATGGTGTTACGGAAAAGATGCCATGCAGGACCGTTTTTGGAAGGATCCCGCTAGGGGCCGTCCAGCGTATTTTGTGCCCCAAGATTTTCTTTATCCGATGGAAAGCATTAACAAGTGAAAAATAAGGAAGCACCACAAGGGCTGGACAGGAAAAATTATTGAACATTTGCGATGACTCAACTTCGTTGCTCGGAATTTGCCAAGCATGCTCTTGGTGTGGAGCTTTGGCCTAGACAGCAAAAAATTCTCGACAATTTGTTCGAGAAGGATATTCGCCATGCAATTTGGGCGATGGGAAGAAGAAGTGGCAAAACCTTCATGGCCGCCGTCGCCGCGACTTACATGTGCTTCATGCAAGACGAGTATTTCACCAAAAGAGTGAGGAAAGGGGAGAAGTGGTACATCATTACTGTCGCAAATGATCTCGGCCAATCCAAGATTGCGTTGGACAATATTAGGCAGTTAATCATCAACAGCCCATTTGAAAAAGAGTTGGTAAGGGAAACAAGCCTTGAGCTGGAAATATCTAACAACTGCGTTTTTCAAGCAATCCCCGCATCCGCACGCGCATCTCGAGGCAAGGCAGTTGTAGCAATCCTTCAAGACGAACTTGCGTTTTCTATCGAAGGTGACGCGAATAGAGGAGCGGAGGCCATGTACACTGCACTTTCCCCGTCTATTGCGCAGTTTGGAAGATATGGAAAGATTATTGAACTTTCCTCTCCTTACTTGACAAGCGGTTTGTTTTTTGAACACTTTCAGCAGGCAAGGAGTGGAGATTTTCCCACTATGCAGGCCCTGCAGGTGCCCACATGGGAAATCAATCCCTCTCTTCCATGGGGATGCGATTTTCTTGAAAATGCAAGGAAGAAAGACGAAGAGACTTTCGCTGTTGAATTTGGAGCTGAGTTCAGGCGCAGTAATTCTGTGCTGCTGGCTCCTGAAGTGGTGGACGTGGCAGTGAACAAGGACAGATCAGTGCTGCCGCCCAAGCGTGAACTTGCTGGCACCTATTTTCTTTCTCTTGACCCCGCCCGTGGTGGCGTGGGTCGAGATGAATACATTGCCTGCATCATTCATTACGAAGGCGAACGCCTAGTGGTGGACAAGCTGCATACTTTCGAGGCTGATTTTGAAATTGGCGGCAAGAAGGAAGTAAGCATTGCAAAAGTAGAAGAATGGATTAAAGAGCATCATCGTCTTTACGAATTTCAGAGCATCACACTTGACCAGTTCAACAGTTCTGCCATCATCCAAGACCTGTCCAAGGATTTCCCTGTCACCGAACTTTCGTGGTCCGTTAGCACGAAAATGAAAGCTTTCAGCAAGCTGCGTGAACTTTTCAATGCTGGGCTGATTGAACTATACCCACACAAGAAACTTATTTGGCAGCTTAAAAACCTCAGTGTACTGTATCGAGCAAGTGGTCAATGGGCAGTGACTGGCGGCAAGGATTCCGGCGTGGATGACTATTGCTTTGCGCTTGCGGCGGCAGTACTTGACGCCTCCAAGGATGACAATATCGACTGGATACGAAGTCTTACGAGGTGATTGCCTTTAGAATTTTCACCAATTGCACTATTTTCAGCGATTGTGAAAAATGATTGGTATTGAACTTTCCAGCAAGGAACTGGCTTTTATTCTCGCCCTTCTTGAAGCTGACAGGCAAACGGCGCTGCAGCTTCTTGCGGCTGAACATGCTTATAAGCCCACTTTGCTTCCCAAGCTTCGCGAAGCAGAAAAAGTGCTAAAGGCAATGAAAAATTTACAAGGATAGACTAATAGAACCATGCTCCATCTCCATGGCCCTGTCGCGTGCTGCAGAAGAGGCGTGGGAGAACGCCCTGGAGGCCTCTAGCGCCATCGAAGAGGCAGGCAGGCTATATGGCCCCAGCAGCGAAGAAGCAAGGCTTGCGAAAGCTGCTTTTGAACAATGGGAGGAAGAATACAAGGAACTAACTGCTGTAGCTCTTGACTAGCCATGGTACGTTTGCTCTTTTCTCGCAATGGAAAGCGGGAGATGTGGGAAGTGCCGTTTCATGAAGCCCGCCACGTCAATCGGCGCCTATTCCTGGAAGGGGCTGCCGTGTACTGGACGGAAGTCTGCTAAGCTTTTCAGGCTTCCTGCAGGAGCCCGTTGCGCAACGGCAGCCAGTATCCTCGTCAATGCTGGCTTCATACGTGGATTCCGTGGTTTTTTTTAGCAGGCCACAAGCGTTCTGGGCGAGTTGAAGCGCTCTGGACACAAGCAAAGCAAGGCGCTGGCCGCACCAGTTGATCGTCTATTGCGACGAAACCTTGCTTCTCTTGCCTCTCATGGTTTTGCAGGTTCGATTCCTGCCAGAGGCTTTGATACACTGAAGAGACGTTCACCTCGAAAGAGGCGCATGCAAGCCGTCCACGGAACGGGGGATGGGGACCATGGAGGAACAGTCGATGAACGTCCTGCTGCTCGTGAAGCGCCAGCTTGAGAAAGCTGCTCGTCTTCAAGAGGCCCAGTTGGCTTCAATCAACGGCTATCGCCCTTGTGTTGCCTGAAGGCATCATTAGCTACCAGCCGCTCTTGTCGTTTTGGCAGGGGCGGTATTTCTTACCCCGATAGCAAAGCCATAACGAAGCACGATGCACGAAGGCCCACCAGGCCGAAAAAGACGCATGCTCTTGCTCCATCACATAAGGAACGCCACGATACACAAGAGTAGTCATTGATACAAAATGCTCTTTGTTTCATGCTATGGCTTCAAAAAAAGGCAAATGTAGCCTGCAGGATACACTTATTGTTAAAACAAAATAAAGTCATCCCTCTTGCTTGTGAATGTAGCTTTTAAGCTCGTGCAGATATTGCCTTAGTTGAGCTGCTTTCTGTAGGTGCCAAGGGTCACGATGGAGAAAATACAGGCGAGTGTGCTCGTCAACTGCTTTTAGCAATTGGTGAATCACGGGATTCCACGGCGCTCTAATGGGAGTGTTGAACGTTCGCTTGCGCTCGTCCATTAGAACGAAAATGCTCGATGACTACTTCTAATGGTACAGGAGTAAAATTATTTCTTTCCACGCACGCATTAAAATACCTTGCATCCACTTGGCCATCCTTCACCACTAAATGACAATGAAGATGTCCGTGAACGTTACCAAGATAGTGGCCGCGCAGATTATCGGGATGTACGGGGATATGCGTGAAGATAAGGCCGCCTGGCAGTGCATTGCCCGCATGATGAAACATGGCCCCGCGAATGTCTTCAAAATGCTCGGCGTAGTCCTTGAGCTTGAAGGTATCGTGGTTGCCGCGAATGAGGATTTTCCTCCCATTGCACTTGGCTACGTTCTTTAGTCCACTGCGAGGAATGGCCACGTCGCCTAAATGATACACAGTGTCTTTTTGATGTACTACTGAGTTCCACCGTTCCACCATTATCTCGTCCATTTCTTCGCAAGAAGAGAAAGGACGCAAGAGGGAGCCATCGGGCTGGACGAAGGACAAGCTTTTGCTGTGTCCCCAGTGAGTGTCTCCAATAACAAAAGCTGACATGGGCTCTGACCTGATGGTTATGCTTTCGGCAGCGGGAGGCGTCAGTAGTTTAAGCCCGAGCAAGCACCTTGCAAGGCCCCATAAGGAAAAACAATGGGGAAGGCGAGGAGTTGCACCTTGCTCTTCTAGGCTCTGTGGCCTAGCGCTGTCTCAGCTTCCCAGTGACCCCCATGTTTGAGCATCGTTGAGAGGCTTAGGGGGTGTTTGGTCCGTTTCAGAGGGGCCCGAGGGTCCATGTCAGTGGAACCATACTGGCAGAGGTGGCCATTCCCCTGGCCTGTAAACACAGGACTTAGCCCGATGCTACGGCTGGAAATTTCCGGCCCATGCAGAGCGGGAACGCAATCCAGGAAAGGCACCCCGAACCAACGTCGGACCTCAGAACTGGTTGCTCTCCATAGACAGAGCCATGGAGGGGGAGAACGGTCCTCCCCTGACAAGTGCCAGGCTTAGACCGTCGCATCAGCATAGCAAGAGATGGACCAAGCGTGAAGAGCCGCAAGCAGCGCTAACAGGGGCTTGGCCTCTATCACTTGCCACTGTAGCGTCAGGCGCGCCCGTAGGCAGGCAGGTTCAGCGCATTCGTTTCAAAGAACGCTGGCACCGTGCTAGCACGAGTTTCATTTAGCTCAGGAGCTTTGCCGCTGTAGAACAAACTGTCACTTTGACGCAGCCAAAAGTCCTTGTCAAGATACTTATTGTCCGAAGAACCAAGCTTGTCGTAAATCCACAGCGCCGTCATCTTCCGAAGTTTGTTCAAGCTGTCGCCATACTTTTCTCCAGCTTCCTCGCAAATCTTCGTGTGGCAGAAGGCATGACAGATTTCATCGCGAGAAATGTCCGTCGCAACAGTGCGAAGCCCTTTGTCGCCATTAAAGCGAAAGAAAGGGAGGATGGTAAAGAACAAGCTCCGCTCTAGCACTGCCACTTTGGCCATGGGGTGGGCAGGGTGGTCGTACCAAGCTTGGCGAATGCGTAAAGCTTCTTTTTCTGCATGTTCGTCAATACCATGAGCAGCCGCCACGTAATTCAAAGCTTCATCATGCCGTTCTTCATCTTTAATGTTGCTATAGATGCTTTCAGTCAAGCCAGGGCTATCAGGAAGCTCTCGCTCAAGGCCCTCCAGCAGCATGTCTTTTACGGGCAGCTCAAGATGGCGAATAGCAAGAGCGCGGAAAATGGTCTCTTCGGAACCAGGAAAGAACTCTCCCTTGGTCACAGGCACTGCCTGCCAGGGGCGTTTGCGAGCAACAGCGGAAAAATAATCAAGAACGGCCATCTTTAATCAAAGCAACAAAAAGAAAGGACAGAAAACAAAGGGCCGAAACCTCGGCCCCGTGAGCAATAAAGAACTGAAGGACACTCACTCTGCGCAAGCCGCGCAGAACCCGGCATCGACCGAGCAAGAAACACTCTCGCTCTCATCTTCCAGCCCGAAAAAGCTGGTCAGACTCTCTCCCAAGTCTACTCCAACATCGTCCTTAGCTTGTGTGCCTGATTGCACTTGCAGCGCATAGTAAATAGACGACTGCGGACTAGCCAGCCATTCCCGCAAGAAGGCTTCGTCGCAAACAGTCATATCAGACCACCAATTCATGGAATAGCCATGGAAGAGGCCAGTGCGTTGCATCAGCTCAACAATGCCATCAGCCACTTTCTTAAATGCTTCCCAGCCCACTTGCTCGGCAATTTCCACTGGCCCATATTCAAACCTTTCCACGCCCATTGTCTCACTATCTCGATCGACAATTCGATCAATGGGAGGGGCAATTTCGGGGGCAGTGGTGAAGCCCCTAGAGTCCAAATACCTGTAGGAGCACGATGCGGTGGGAGCAATGGTAAAGGCACGTTCCATGCCATGCTCCCTAGCAATGTCTGCAGCGCTCAGTAAGCCCCGTTGAAGGGCGGCCACCGCCTGACCAGCACGCTGATCCGCCCAATGATGGCACCAAGGATGGGGATCTTCATCGAGATAGGCCTCTAGCGCTTTGCCAAAGTCTTCGTAGGAGATTTCGTGAATGGAGAGAAAATTAGCTAGGCCCAGAATGCCAAGCCCCACCTGCTTGTCGATGGAAGGAGAAAGGTATTCGCCAGTGTCACCCACGCCCGTAGAAGGATGCAGCTTACAAAGCTGATACATGCCATCCATGAAAGCTTGTTCTACTTCATTGATGCCACAAGCACCGAGATTGACATGCTGTAGAAGGCAAGTGCCACGATGAGGAAGATAAATTTCGAGGCAGACATTTCCACGAAGTCGTTCCCCTCTTTCGTTATAGCGGATCTTATTGAGCCAAACATCCCCGCTAGAAATGCCCTGACACAATGCTTTGATAAATTCAGGCGATGATTTGTCAATAAAGTGCTCGTCCACGTCAATACAGCGCTTTGCCCATGGAAACTCTGAGCGCGGAGCTTTAATTAAATCAATGGCATCGGGATGGTCATAATCAAGATGCAAAACAACAGCGCCATTTTTGTACTTGCCTCCGCGACGAAGAATTTCGTTCAGAGTGGAATAGATTTTGCCAAAACTGAGGGGGCCACTGGCCACAAGGCCTTTACCATTTTCTTCTCCCTTGGCGCGCAAATTTGACAAATGCACTGCCACGCCTGCGCCATTCCGTAGTCCGTGGGATACAAAGCGCCATGATTGCTCAATGCCATCAGACCCTTCCATTGAATCCTCTACGACAAACACTGTGCAGCTCACGGCAAGGCGCCCCTCTGGGTCGTTCAACCAATTCTCCACTCGTCCAGTTCGAGCAATCTTTTCGCACTTTGCGCTTTCTTTAAGCTTCATGAGACAACAAAAGGGGCTCCAGGCCCCTCAGCGATGACAAAAGCAAGACTAGCGCAAAAGCCTTGGAAGCCAAGCTTCAATCACAAAGATTCTCGGGATCATCCATGCACTGACGGTCTTTAGCAAAGAGGATGGCTGCGTTCTTGGTGCGAAAGTAAAAAGACTTGCCTTCAAAGGCTAAAAAATGGCTAAACTCAGCCCGTGAGTGAACTGGCCAAATCTTAATAGCCCCCACCATGAAGGGCATTGGTAAATCATCCCACATGGCAAATTCAGCTTAATGCTTAAGCCTAATAAAAAGATCAATGGGGAAGAGTAATAATTGCTACTCTTCTATGTATTTCTCAATAAAATCTTCATTAATCAGGAATGGTTCAAACAAGCCATCAAATAGGCTCCATTCTTCTTGGGACATTTCTTCACGCAACCAGCGACAGACAAGCGTGAGCATCCTATCCGTGGCTTCTAGAGCGTCAATTTTTTCCGCCAGCGCATCGTCCACTACTAACGTGCATTGCTCATGGATGCTTTTAGTGATGGTTTTCTTGCCATTGAACTCTTCCATGGCTGCGTAGTAACCAAAAGCAGCAGCAGTGGCCTTGTCTTTGCACCAGTCAAAACCAGCAAAGCGCTTCTTGAGTTCAGCCAAGGAAGGCTCAGCCATTTCAGGGCACAGAGCGTATTTAGTGGCGAGGCGACAAAGCTCCTTGAGAGAATCAGCCATCACCAATCTGGGTAGGAAGAAGACAAGCTTTCTTCACCATGGTCAATGGAAAAAGAAAGGAGGTCGAACTGATAGCCATCGTACTTCGGGAAGCTGGTTTTGTAATGGCTGGTCTTGGGCAGTTGCATGAGCTTTTCAAACGCTGCTAGCACTTTGTTCTTGTAGCGCCTACTGGGCGTGTGGATGCGCCATACAGCCCTCACTTCCGCTAGGTCTTCGTAAGGATCGTGATAGCTCATAGGAGGCCACCATACATGCTTCTAGCGCTTTTGCGTGGACGAGGTGCTTGTGAAGCCTCTTCTGTTTCTTTCAAGAACTTTGCGCCTGCATTGGTGAGCGAAAACACCTTGGAAGTGGCGATAATGTCCTCTTTGACAAGGCCCTTTTTCTTGCTTTCGGCAAGGACATTGTAGATGGTGCTTGAATTGTAAAGTCCATCATTTGCAGGATGGCGAATAATGTCACGAGAGCAGCAATAGCTGCGTTGGGCATTGACAGCAGCAACGGCCCATAACACGTAGTCAGTGGCATCTTGCACAAAATTTGGTAGGCGCCCTGCCTCAATGTTGAGACGACGGCGCTCGGCGCGGGAAATGTTCCATTCAGGCCATCGCAAATAATTGTCAATGGAGGAAGACATGGCGGCCTGGAGGGTGTCGCGCTGATTGTCGAGACTCTCTAGAAGCAGCACTTTCATGGCAGGAGAAAAATCAAACCATTCTCCCTTGGCGAGAGAAGGCCATTGGCTTTTAAAGCGATGGGCGTCATCAATAAAGCCAAAGGCTGTCACTTGCAAGTCTTTAGGGCTGCATAGCACCATGCCTTTGATGAGATGAATGGCTTCTTGCTGATTTTGGCAAGGCACAAGCCTCACTTTGTTTGGGCTGTCAGCCCAGGCCAGCACTAGCAAGCAATCCCTTCCCATAGTCCTTTTTCCATGAACACTCCCAAACCATAGCACACTCTGATCCACAGTTCGATATATGATAGGTATAGGCGCAGCTTCGGCTGAAATCGTTACCTGCCATTACCAGTAGGAACGATGGTTGTCAAGCCTCGCAAAGGAAGGTCGCCTCGCGCAGGAAGCCCCTAAGGCGATTGTTTCAAGCGACCTTCCTCCAGCCCCTCTCGAAACAGTTTCAAAAGAAACCTTCGCCAGGAGCCCGTACGAGCAAGAGCCCCCAAGGCGTTCCTTCCATAGGGCTCCTTCCTAACAACCATCTCTAAACGACTTTCTTCTTCTGCTTAAACGCTCGTAAATAGCCTCGAGCCGCTGAAAGTGTGCGCAGCCGCAAAAGGAAGAATGAAAATTAAGCAATAAAGCATTCCATAACGGAACTGCTAAGAAAAATCTACGGGAAAGGCACTAACCTACGCCGCTTCGGGCGGCTTCTTCTCGTAAGCCTTTCCTTGGCACGAACAATCTTAGTGCGCTCACTCCCTTCCATTGAAGACTAGATCGTTCGCGCAGTGCGCACTAGCTTTTAACAGCGCAAAATAGAAGGAGCGTAGGTATAAATACTGGGGGCAAAAAAGTCGTTTGAAAAATAGCCGCCATCAATTTTGGGATACCCCGCACCACCACGTTTTATTTTGCCGCGTTACTGCGCTGCGGCCAATCTACCACCGATCCGCCCATAATTCTGTAGCGTACGCTACCGTTTAGCACAATGTAACATTTGCAATGCTAAATCCCGACCTCAAATGTCGGAATTATCCCCCCACGCCATAAAAGATCCCCCAGACTCTCGCCTAGGGGATTTATCATGGCTGCAGCCTGCCGCCCTTTCTAGGCGATCCTAGGCGCCTCTCACGCGATGCAGAAGGCCTCTCTCTCTACGGCACTGTAGGCGATGCCATGAGGGAGCTTAAACCTTAAGCCTACGATCACGCCGCCATTAGGATCAGCGGGTCTGTAGTCCGTCAGGTCACCGTCAGTGATCAGCGGCACTGCACCTAGCCAGCGCTTCATTTTATCGGCTGAATTGTCATCAAAGGCTAAGGGCTGGCCTTTCTTGATGCTAAATGCAGCGGCCAAATTAACATTATTGGCCATGGCGTCAGAAGCCAGTTTAAGATTGGTGGCATTATTCCATCCATCGAAGCTGAAGGTAAGGTGATAGCCTAAGCGCTTACATTCTGCCCAATTGCGTCTGATTTTAGTGTAATCATAGAATGTAACATTTTCTCCCGTATTGTCTCGCATAAAGTTAAACACCTCAAAAATGTTACGCTTGCCAATAGGGAGAATCGCGCCGAACTTTATGCGGCAGAATGTAGCAAACTCAGGCGTAATGGTAAAATCTACATTCTCCCACGCTACGTCAGAAGTGCCGTTCAGTCTGAACGCTAAGGGTTCGCTAGCGTGTTTGTTGATTTTGTCTAGGATCGCGCAGATCAATACAAGCATGAAGCACTGAGGGTTTGCAGAATAGGCTAGGGTGCGGCGAATTCTGGCCGCTTGCTTCGCGGTCATATAGACGGGATTGCCTGCAAAATGTAGGCAAATCTTACGACAATTGCCGGCGCCGGGGCAAATGTTAACGCCTGAAGTATCGGCAGGCGCCAAATGTAAGATGTAGGTTTGGACTGCGCTCTTTTCAGTTTTAGGATTGGTCGACAATATAGTTTTGAAGTCTACTTTTAACGCGGCTTGAAGCGCTTTAAGTTCGGCAGGTAGTTTGGCGCGCTTGTTAATGGGACCGGCGCTAACGTAGCAAGGCTTAGGGTTGAAATCATGACGCCCTGGGATGTAGCTACATGATGCGAGGGTTTCGGGATTGGCGGTGATGGCGGCTTGCATGATTAAAAAGAGGATAGAGAGAGGATAAAGAGAGGATGGAGAGAGGCGATCAGCGGCCCCAATGTGCCACACGGCAATAGTCCACACTTTGGCGTGCCAGACAGCGCCCGTAGCGTGCTTGGGCGTCGTTATGGGCCCAAACGATGCCAACGGCAAGGGCGGCAAACAGAACCGGGAATGGAGAGAGTCGCATGATCGGAGGTTTTGAGAGGCAAGCGGACGATCCCTCGACCGCTGAACGGACAATAGTCGCCGGCCGCTGTCAACGCTAGGGAATGGTGGACGGTTTGCAAACTGACCATCCTCCCCCATCGTTGCGTTGACAATCGGCGCCAACGATGATACGTGCACCAATCCCCCCCGTAGCAAAAGATGACGCCCACTAGCGCAAATCAAACGATCGCCAGGGCTAGCGTTACATTTCGTCACAATCCGTCGCCCATAGATTTTCCCGTTCTCCGATCGACAATCCGACAATCTTATGCGCATCGAGGCATAGGCTCAGAATCTACGTTTTGCCGATCGACAATCCGAGGGATCAGGATAGCTGATCATATAAGCAATGCTGATCAAGCCACCGGGAACGATCAGGATGGCTGATCATATAAGCGATGCTAATGGGACTGCCGGGAACGATCAGGATGGCTGATCATATAAGCGATGCTGATCGATCGGGCGGGAACCATAAGAAATGCTAATGTTACAAAATGTTACAAAATGTTACAAAGTGTGAAGAAATGTAACAGTAGTACAAATGTACCACCATTAATACAAATGTACTACTCAGGCTAATTGAGAACGGCTTGCAATAGCAATACCGAGCGAGCCGGGTCTTATACGGCAACAGCCAGTTCCTAGGTATAACAACAGCCAATCCCTAAATACGGCAACAGCCTTTCCCTATACAACAACAGCCGTGCCCTCACGCTTGACTGTATCTATTGATATCAGAGTAACTATAAAATTGTCCACTTTCAACACATCTTTTCGTTTCCGCTATCCACTTTGATTTGCAAATTTTCATCATGTCGTCAATTAAATCCCAGTCTTGACGCTTCCATGAATAAAATTTTTGAATATTCTTTATAACTCCAATCCCCACGTTGAAATCATCTGCAATAGTTTTTATTTTTTCACCATTGATAATGCGCAGACGAATAGAGCGAACTTCCTCGCTAGTAAAGATTGAATGCGGTGCATTTTCTCCGATAAAATCATCACGCAAGCCAGTGCGCCAAGCGTGACTGAGATTCTCGGAATTAGTCACCCACTCTAAATTATCTGCGTGATTATTTCGCTTGTTTCCATCTTTATGGTTAACGCAGTATTCGTGACGCTTGGTTCCAGTTGGTCCAGGGGCGGGGCCAATCCAAGTCAATGCAACCAACTTATGAATATACCGAGGCGTGCCCTTCTTTCTTCCTGGAAGCATTAAAAGCGATTGAAGGTATTTTTTAGGCGCATCAAGATGCTGGGTCAGGATTTGATTGCTCAAACAACTCCAAACTCGTCCATCTTTACCGATGAAATACTTACCGTCGCAGCCAGGAATCTCCTTGAACCCTTCCGGCACGCTGCTATGATTGCTTTCAGCCATGGCCAAACCTCTCTTTTGGTGGTGGTTAGAGACGACGTGGGACTGGCATCCTGCGTCGTTTTGCCATGCTAACAACTATTTTTCATAATCAGCCCAAGTGATACCAGCTTCAGCAGCAAGCACGGCATCTTCTTCATCTTCAAAAGGCCCTCCCACTTTCTCCCCATCGTCTTCATACCAATACCAGCCCTCCACTAGCTCAGTGCCTTTGCAGCAAGCCTCAGTGAAATAGTCGATGAGAATCATCAGCCCTTCCCCTTGCATTGATTGGCCAGAGCGTTGAAACGGCCTGCCATGGGGCCCCCAGGACGTCTCAGCACATAGCAGCCGCGAGGCATAAGCCAGCCGCCTTCACCATCGGGCTCAGGCTCGCTGTCGTCCTCCCAGAGGCCAATACAGCGATCGTCATGATATATAGCAATCACATGCTCTCCATCTTCCATGGCAAGCCTGATATGAAACAGTAGGCGCGCCAAGGATTCAGCAGAATATTGCATGACGGTGGGCTCCCAATAGGGGCCATTGTCTTGATACGTGCGAACAGTGCAGCGGGGCTTAGTCATGGTTTCAGAAAGGCTCGTAGAGAGGTTCGTCGTCGTTGTCATCAACATCTTCTTCAAAAGCTTCAATGGTGAAAGAAGTGCCAGCTTTTTCGTAGATGAGTTTTAGAGCGTCCCGATCTTCGGGGGACAAAGCATAATCTTCGTAACCATCTTCAGAAATGAGATGCCAAATAGTGCGTTTCATTAGTCGTCTCCAATGATTTTGAAATCGGGGTCATTGTTCTTTTTAATCCACCTGCATTGAGAACCATTGATCACTACAAACAATTTATCGTGGTGATCTTGCTCAACAATGGCAGCAGCGAGAGAGGAACCAATGCGGCTTTTACCTTTTTTGCTAATAGCAATGATGAAAACGGTGTTCACAGCTCTTTCCCCCATCGGATGATTTTGGCAACGATGTCATCACTGGTTTCGTTGAATAGAGTCCAGGAAATGCTATTGCGACCAAGCATGAGGCGACCGTCTTGGCGCTTGCAAAGCATGGCTCCAGCGGGAAGCGCTAGCACGTCTCCAGGCTCGCTTTCGACCATGAAGGCGGCAACAAGACTTAGGAGTTGGTCTTCAAGGAAGGAGGAGGTCATGGTTCTGAGGAAGGAGAGCCTCTCGGCTCGTTGGACTAACAATAGAGCATAAAGGGGCTGTTGCCAGCCCCCCGTAATAAAGCTTTACAAAAGGCTCAGCGCCGCTGGTCGCAAATGCCCATGAGAACTTCGCCCACATAAGCATGAGCCTCGCGAAGCTTGGTGAATGCTTCTGTGCGCTCGTCGCGATGCTTGTAATACGCATCGGTTCCCTGTGGATAGAAATCTCTACCGTTCGAGGTGGTGCTAGCCAGGGCCTCGACTGCCTTGCCAATGGCATCGTAGGCGGCAGCGTATTCATCACGCAGCGTGGTGAAGCCAGTGCCGTTGAGATGGATGGTGGGGATGGTCGCCATGGGAAAGAGGAAGGAGGCTCGCGCCTGAACAAAGCCAATATATAGCCAAAGGGGCCGAAGCCCCTGGTCTGTCACACTTCTTTACAAAGCTCCTGGATGAGCATTGATTGCTTCACTCGTTTGCCATTGACCTTCCAAACGGTGGTGCTGCTCCAGCGGCCACTGCCCATACAGCGAGGCACAATGGTGCAGCTCACTGTTTTGCCATTGCACTCCCCAGAAGCGAAGCCTCCAGAAGATGAGCCTCCGTTGCGACGCTGCGTGAATGCTTGATCGTAAAGCTTGCCCGTAAGGATGGTGGCATTGGCCCAAGCCTGAGAGGCCACGACAGCCATCAGTTCATCGTGAGAAGCATAGGAGTGTGTCATGATCAGCCGTTGATGATGGAGTTGAAATACTGTTCTGCTTCCCACTTGTGATCAAAGATGCCGTAGGAAGTGGTGTGCGTGGTCAGTTCAGTGAGGCGTTCCCATCCGTAGGCTTCCCACTTGATGGTGCCATCGGCACAGTGATATTTGCGGATGCCATAGCCAGAATGCTGGGCTTGGCGATCGGCTTCAAGCTTGGCGAGGTAGGAGCTTTCGCGATGTCCTTCAATGGTGCGGTGCATGGCTCTGTGGCGAACAAAGGAACAATAGAAAAGAGAGGGGCCATCTCTGGCCCCTTGTAACAAGGCTTAACAAAAGCTCGTGCGCCCGTTGGAATAGGCGAACCACTCTTTCTTGCCAGGGTCAGATTGGCGGGCGTTGGCTTCCCACTTCTCAGGCAGTTCTTCGCTCACGATGCGGGTGCCAGCAGGCACATGCACCGGGCCGTTCAGCGTGGAAATAGTCCACTGATCCGCCACCCGTCCATTGAGATACCAAGTCTTGCAAACATGCAGCAGGCCAATCAGCTCAAGCTCGCGAGGGTTCTCGGCACCATTGCGCACCTTGATTGGCCAAGCCTCATGCCAGTCGGGCACGGTAACGGTGATCCTGATGATGTTGAGCCCCTCGAATTGAGTCCAATAGTCGGGGCCAGTGAGCTGGTCAACGGTGTGGTTAATGATGGCCATGGTTCCAAGGATGGTGGAAGCTCTCGCCTCCGAACAAAGGAACAATACAAAGGCCTGTGCCGCAGCACAAGCCCTTGAGCCATAAGCGTTATATATCGTTACAAAAGGGCTGGGGACTTACGAGCGGTGCGCTTGATGCAGGCCAATGACACGCTCCGCAGCGCTGGTTCCACCTGCATTGTTCGACGACACCCATTCCAGAACAGAGGCTAGATTGAGAACCCATGGGAATGATTCTCGTCCACCACTTGGTCCGAGCAGTGGCAAGCGTGTTCAGGGAGCGCATTTACGGAGGTCATAGTCTCTCCTGCTCTGCCCCATTGTTAATCTCCTGGCATCGTGGTGCCGTGAAGAACTACGAACTGTCTGTGGGTGAAGATCCTGCGAAGGCTTTCGGCCTTTAGACGCAGCTCTGCTTCGTTAGGGCTGGTATCGAGATGATGCCAGCGGCCTTCGGCACGGCTCCAAAGGCTGAATGCTGGCGTGCGATCGAGGACTGCCATGGTCAGAAGCTCAGCTCCTTTCCATTGGCCTTGATGCTGGTCACGCGCTCACAATCAAACGAGCGCCAAGCTCCTTGCCCTTCCTTGCGAGCAATAGCGAAATCACGGCAACGAACGACGCTGGCAGCCTTCAAGGCGTGGCCCGTCCCTTTAATCTCTTGGGTGTCGCGGGGGTTGAATTGCAGGGAACGAGGCTCGCCATTTGCCTTGACGAACTGCACTGAGACGATGGACGCCCCAGCATTAAAGATGAACTGTTTAACGAGACTGGTTTTGTCCATGGGAAGAAGAGGAAGGGGGGCTCTCGCCCTGTAATGACAATGATGGTCGAAAATGGGCCGCTTGGCAAGCCCTTGAGCCATTAGCGTTGCTTATCAATGATGGTGCTGGGCGCATGCGTGAGGCGGCAGTACCGTTCGGGGTGGTGCTGCATGCAGATCTTCAGCGCAATGGGATTGTCAGGCGGCAGTGGCTGCGTGACGAAGGCCCAGGCTAAGGTGCAGAGCATCGCGGCCAGGGTGGCGAAGGGCAATGATTGCATGACGAAAGGAAGGAGAGGGTGAAGCTCATGCGCACGATAACGAGCCAGCCAGTCCCCGCAAGGCTTTGTTCACAATGCGTTACAAAGCTGGCTAGGGCATGGCAGGGCAATGGCCGTCACAAGGGCACGAGAGCGAGGCATATACCGTGTCGCCCATATAATAGTCACGTTTTAATCTTTCTATTTGCGTCCACGGATTAAGAGTGGAGCCAACATCTAAATAGCAATTATCTTTGTTCTTTTCCCATAGTTTATGCACGAGAATGTTTGCAAAAGAACCTGCCGCAAAAAGGAATAATTTACCCTCTGGTTTTTCATCAAGAATTTCTTCAGGCAGCGTTCTATTTACCACCCATGCATTGTAATCAATGGGGAAAAAGCGTTCAATGGGAAAAGGCAAATTGTTTAACTGTGTGTTTTTATGCGTGACAAGCCAGACCTTGCGCTTTTGATATACTTTGATGAAATGTTCTTTGTAATAGGGATAGTTGGCATTGACGAAAATGTTGGCATAGGTGATTTGCTTTGCTGGTTGTCCTGAAAAAGCAATGGCGTCGGTGTAACAAGGGCAAATGGCCGTGTAGTAGTCGGGGTGTTGATAGCGCAAGGCTGCAATAAGCTCCTGGCGGGCCGTCTCAAAAGCAGGATCGTCTCCATTGGCTTGCCATTCCCCATTGGCCGGGGCAAAACGAGCGCCTCTAATGGCGCCCCATTCACCATCAGCAAATTTGCCCAGAGCGAAATTGTCACCACGCTTGAGTTTGCCATGAAAATGCTCAATGGCCTCGGAAAAAGAAAGCATCACGACAGGGGAAGTCGAGAAAAGAAAAGCTCGCAATTCTGTTCTTTTTTATATATCGGCAGTGAACCGTGGAGTTCATGGTGCATCAATAGCCAAGTTAATAATTCTTCCCATCGCTCTCTGCCCATTTGCCAATGCAGTTCCATTGCAATATATTTAATTGGCATCAAATTCTTGCCCATAAAAATGTCATATTCACTTGTTTCTGCGTCACATTTCAGAAAATCAACATAACCACCAATGCGAGCTAGGGCAGTTTCAAGGCTCACTGAAGGGCACGTAGCAATCCGCTCAGCACTCCAATGGTCGTTGATGGCTGCGTTCTGCAGAGCATTGCTGCCTGCATCGTGATTGGCATGGGCCACCAGCGCTACTTCTGGGCGATCCAGGTCTGACACTGCCTCGTTGAAGCCGAGAACGAAAGCCTTGCAATGACTAGCCTGTTCTATAGAGCGCTCGTAACAGGGCGGGTATGGCTCATAAAAATGCAGCTTCTTAAACTTGTCTGCGTGTGTCGATATAAAGCTTCCAACATTGGCGCCAATGTCAATGCACTTGCCGCCATGGGCATCTTCTGGCACGATGTAGCTTCCAAGATTGAACGATGGAATGGAAACGGCAGAAGACATGGGCAATGATCAATGATCTCAGTGTAGAAGACTAATAAAAAGGCGCCCCTTGTGAGGCGCCCAGCTTCTTTCCATTGTTTCCGTTTAGACCACGAGGTGCCTACACCACCTGATAGCACACCTTTGCAAGCCCGCTACCAGGATGAGCAATGCGAGCAAAAGCGCCATGGCTCAAGTCCAGCACTCTATCACCATACCAAGGGCCTCTATCCGCCACTCGCACGACGATGCTCCTGCTGGTGGCTTGGTTCACCACGCGAATGCGGGTGCCCATAGGGAGCGATGGATGGGCAGTAATCATGGCACTTGGTCGCATTGGCTGGCCATTGGCCATGAGCTGGCCCGCAAAGCCATCACCTTGGCCATAGTGGCTAGCAATGCCACAACGAACCCTCGCCTCCACTGCAGCAGGCGCCAAGGCGCCAGCAACGATGGAAGCGGAAAGAAGAAAACGAAAAAGCATCAGAAGAGAAAAAGTAGTGAGCGAGGCATGGCGGGTCTCCCCTGCCAAAGTTCAAGGTATCACATTTTGCGGGCTTGCTGCCAGGGGCGGTTATGGTGCTATGATTTGCTTGCTCAAGTTGGTCCTGGCCGAAAGGCCCGTCGTTGACGCCGTGAGGGTGGACGCCACTGAACACTTTGAACCTTCCGCGAGGATTGTTCCTAGTCATTGCATGGGACTAGCGAGGAAAGTGTTCCCTGGTCGAGCTTGCTCCTAGGAGCCAGTGGCATCGGAAGCTTGAACAAAGAGAGAGGGCCGCAAGGCCCTTTCTTTTTTGTTTATATGCCGCTAGTTAGACTCGCGCAATACTATGCCAGCCGATCATGGGGCAACGGCCTGAACCTTACGATCCTCGTAACGAAGAGGATTACAACACCTTTCCCTATGGCACCGAGCCCATTCCTGGTGATCGCTCATGGGCCAACAAAAAAGCTCCCGAAGGAGCTAAGGAAGAATTAAAGCAGCCAGACCAATGACTACTATGCAGACCAGCCAGTATACGAGAGCTAGTTGCAAGATGTCATGCATTGTTCCATTCAGGAGCCATTCCAACAATGGTAACAACAGAGTAAGGGTAAAGTTCACGGGCCGCTAAATACGCTTGCTCTCTTGTGGAAGCCATGAGAATCACAGAATGCGTTTGTCCTTCCCCGGAAATGCGTACCACCCAAGGTAAAGTAGATGGCAGCGAAATCATTTCTTTCCCTCCATTGTCTCCCAAGTCATTGCTGCCGAATAGGAAGTCAAGTAGCTCATGAGGTCGTCTTCGGACGGCGCATCGCTAATGACATCGTCATGCTCTCGCTTGTGGCGATTGTGCGCTGCCTTGAGGGAAAAATAAAGCTTCTCGAGAATGTAACGATGGCAAGCGGGCATGGCGGGCATGGTCTCTTCGAGCGTGGTGAGCCAGTCTTCAAGGTCAGTGACGGCAAAACCCCATGCCACATGAGGGCGGCCATAGTTCATGACCAAGGTGCCATCAGCAGTGAAGGCGCTGGTTTCGCCGGAAGGCTCAGTCTTGATGTGAGCAGGCATGGTGCAGAGAGTTCGAGGGAACTTGCTCATTGTGAAGGGCAGAGTGGGGCAGGGTCAAGGGCAGAGTCGATTAGCGCTCCTTATAGGCCCTTGTCTTTCCAGCCAGTGGCTAAATAGTGGCACGGGCCAATGGGCCGCAAATGCACCCACTTACCGGCCCTGGCAATGACGTTTTGGAAGGCCTGTCTCTTCACCTTGTCCAGAGGCACTGCAGGCTCCACAAGCCAGCTATAGGCCCAGTCGGCAAGCTCTTCAAGGTCCTCAATGGAAGAAGTGCGCAGAGAGTAATGCCTGCCGCGTTGGGCCACTTTCAGCCAAGCAGGATGAACTGGTGGGCTTTCTGCTGCCAGCTCCTCTGCTTCCTTCCGCAAGACTGGCGGAATGCAAACAGTGACCATGGGAGGGAGACGAGTCATGATCAAAACAATGGATCGTCATAAGGACTAAAGACATCTTCAGGGCTGCGTCCTTCCTCTTCTAGCTTTTCAAGCACTGCTTGGTTGATTTGCTTTTTCACGGCTTTGCGATAGTCTTCGTCGCCGCCAAAGCTTCCCACGTCTTCGATGAGTCGAATGGCTTGAGCGATTTTGGTCATATCAGCAGCAGTGAGAGCAGCCTCCGGGGCGCTTTCGTTCATGATGTGCTGCTCTAGCCATTCCTCATGGCACACCACCCACTTGCCTAGGGCGACAATGGCAGTCTGCTTAAGGGCTTCGTCCCCATATTTCTCAAGAGCGCCGTCAAGAAGATTGGCAGCGTCTGGCGCCATGATGAAAGTGGAGGGGTCGTCAAGCAACGGAGCCATGCCTTTGTTGACGGCTTCTCGCCTGTCGGCCTTCGCTCCGCTCACTTCTTGTAGGAATCTATTAACGGAATCAAAAGAAAAATCCATGATGAAGCGTAAGGCGTTCTAAGCGTAGCGATGGAAAGGGAACCATGTCAAGCTAAGAAATGCTTAATTCTCTTCTCCATCGTTTTGTTCGCTATTCGCGGACAGCAAAGGCTTGCTTGGGCCAGTGGGCTCCCCTTGTTCGTCGAAATGGGCTTCAGCGTCAATGGCAGTGGCCCTAATTTCACTATTGCTTTCAGCTTCCTTTATCTTCTTCACTTCTTTACTTAAGTTGTCAAGGAAAGCTTTGTAGCCGCTCTTTTCCTCCACTTGCGGCTTCACGTCGAACAAGCCAATGAGCTTCGCTTGCTGCTCCAAACAGCCACGAGCAATGCCAAGGAAGCCGCTTTCGCCAGCACTTTCTTCCATGCGCACAATGGTTTCACCGGGGCCGTCAGGCCCTTCTTTGTAAGTGGTGACCTTCTTGCGCTTGCTATTCTCAAAGCTTTCTAAGGCTTTGTCTTTAAGCTCTCCTTGCTCTTTGATGAGCCGTGCCCGCCAAGTGTCTTGACTCTTGAGAATTTCAGCGGTCCATAGATTGCGGTTGTGGTGGCGATCTGCATCAACAGTTTCTTTACTTAGCTTTAGCACTTCCGCGATCTGCCTATTGCTCAAGCTTGCTGCCAGTAACTCTTGCACCATATATCGCCTTAGTCCTACTGACTCTTTTGTGTAGGGAATCTTGCCAGAGCCTCTACCAAAGCGTTCCCGAATGTTGTCAATTTGCTGAGGCGTCATGCCTGCATCGAGCAGCACTTTCACGCCATATTTCAATTGTTGTTCCTTGTCGGGAAAGTCGATTTCTGGAGAGGCCATGGTCAATGGAAAGAAGATTATTGTAAAGGCTGATTACCTTTACCTAGAAGGCTACGAGCAAAGAGCGCTGCAAAGCGCTCCTGCTTCTCTGGCACGACTGTCGAAGGACTGTCGCTAATAGCTTCTCGCAGGACATTCAATTCTTGCCATTCGTCTCTTGAAAGCAATGGAGAAGGAATAAAGGGAGCGCTCATAGCATCACTCTTAACAAACAAAGAACAATGAGATAGAGAAGTAATGGGAGCAGAAAGATGCCTGCCAATCCACTAATTAAACCAATGCGCCATTCATGTTCTTTAATCTTTTGATCAATTAGCGCACTAATTTCTTCCCTGGAAAGAGTCATAGTTAAAAGAGCTCTTTAGGAGGAATGTACACCAAGGTGTCTTTATGGCCAACTATTTCATAATCGCCCATGTCTTCTGCTAGTTTTTTAGCTTCTTTTAGCTGGCGCTCTAGCATTTTAATTGCCTCTCCATAGTCCTTGTCATAGCGGCGTTGAAGACGAATGCTGCCATAGTCAGTTTCTTCTTTTTCAAGCCCCTGCTCTTGCATAAGGGAGAATATATCTTCCCTGCATTGAGCTTCTTTTTCAGACAAAGCTTTTTGTTTTGCTTTAATGTCTTCTAGCTCTTTCAGTAGTTCGATCAGCTCTTGATTATTCATCACCAGCTTCCTCCGCTTGCAACAACTTTGAAACCACGATCAATCAAAGCTTCAATTTCGTGAAGACTTCCGCGCCAGTGGCGCTCATTGTTTTCATCACGAGCAGCATAAAGAATGCGACTAGCAGGCGGTGCTCCTCTGTCTGGCATGGAGTAGCCATGGTGTTGATACACTTCGATACAAGTGCCGTTGTGGTCGAGCTGAGGAAGCCTGTCAGGAGCTAAAGGAGCTTTAGGCATTGATCAATAGAAGGAAGAACAGGCCGCTTGAACAAAGCTCGCTTTGGGCTCGCTTGCGCGTGCGGCCTTCCCACAATAATCAATTTCTAAAGAAAGTCAATGGAAGGATAGTTAAGAGCGCCTTTAGAACGACGGCCTTGGGGCCTCCCGCTCGATGGCGCTCTAGCGAAGGAAGCCTATCGGAATTCTCAATAAACGGCATTTATCGAGAAACCAACTAATTTCCTCTCCATAGTCTCCTCTTGTCAGAAGCGCCGCTGGGCAACTACTGACCGGTGCCCCAGGCGCGTAAGGCTCGCGAACGTCTCGCCCTTACTGGAGGAGGGTAAAGGGGGAAATCGCAAAAATCAAGAGCCTTGTGTGCCACTTTCTTAACCGGCATATTTCCAAGAAATGGGTTGACCTGGGTGTACAATGAGCGAGCCTCTCAAACAACCATGCCTGAACCTCGTTTGATCAAGCTCCCCCGCAATGGCCCTAAGACCGGCCAAAGCACTGCTGCATGGCTTTATGGCAAGGACAAGAGCTGCCAAGCCGAGCGTGATGCCGCCAAGTGGAAGGAGGGAAAATAATGGGACCGTGGGACGCCTTAGTTATTGTTGCCCTCTTTGTCTGCATCACCTACATCATTACCACTGTTTAGTGAAAGCGACTAATGACTGAAGACAACACAGCGTCAAAACAATGGAGCTGTAATCCTGGTGACAGAACAACGACCCCTCCAGTCGCCCCTTGCGGTTTTGTATGGAGAGGCCGATATTACGATTTCAAGGATCGCATTGCTACCGAAACCGAACCTCCTAGTGGAAAGGGTTAATCACCTTGACCAAACAACAACTAACTACAATGACTGATTATCGAATTGAGCTTCAGGCTTTTGTAGATGCAGCAGCATCTTTTACTGAGCCTACCTTGGGCCACCACAAAGCATGGGCAGAAGCTGTTGCACGCGCTCGTGTTGCATTATCCATGCCTGAATCATCAGCTAGCACTGTTTGTCCGATCACCCCACCGCCGGAGCTGGTGCAGCAGTGGCGCAACCAGGCACCCACGGCCCGTGATGCAGGCGCAACCCGCGAGCTGTGGATTGCCGCTCAAGCCGCCCGCTGGGGCGCCGACCATCAGCTCAAGCTGGACACTGAACAAATCAACCAGGCTTGGCAAAAGGGCGCCGACCAGGAGCTGGAGGCGTGCTGTGAGTGGTTAGACAACGAGATTGGTGCGATTGATCCGGAAGATCTTCGAGCTGAACGCCGCCCCAAGTTGCTGAGCCTGAAGGAATTGGCGCTTGCCAGCGTAAAACGATTTGAGGAGAGCGGTGAGTTTTTCTCGGACCAGATGCGTGAGCTTGAGTTCATTCGTGAAGCACTGGAGCAACTCGATGACTAACCCCACCCCACCGAGCTCCGCCACGCAAGCGGTGATAACTGCTATTGAAAAGTTTGATTGGGAAGCTGGTCATTTCTCCCGCGAAGAGATTTGGTTCTGCTCAAGAGAAGTAGTTGCCGCCGCCCTTCGCGCTGCTGCGGATCAGGTGGTGCCAGTGCCCATTGACGCTGGAACACCTGAGGAGCACTGGGCGCTCTTGGGCGTTAAAAACAAATTGCTTGCTATTGCTGATGAGCTGGAGGGTGTCTCGTGAGTACCAACTTTCGCGCCCTGTGCGTTGAGTTGACGGAAGCTTTGCGCCGTCAGCACGACTGGTACATCGAAGACAACGGCGCCACCCTGCCTCAGCTTGATGAGCTGGTGCGCCGTGCCGAAACCGCTTTGGCCGAGCCCGAGCCGGAGATTTATTACGAATTCACCGTGTTGAACGATGAATACTGCACGGAGGCTGGTGGAACTGCTCCAACCTTGTCGCAAGCAGTAAATGAAGGCAGGCACTATTTTGCTCAGTATTCGCAAGACGGCCAGTACACCCTGGAGGTCCGCCGAGTCGAAGTAATCTCTGTCCCCTCGTAGCCGGAGCATCTTATGAAAAACCATTTTGTTGACATCACCAAAATGGTGCTATCTGCACTATTTCTGGTTTTCTGCCTATATCAGGCTCTCTTTAGTCACACGGGGTATTGCTACCCATGAGCTCACGCGGGGTATTGCTACCCATAAGCAATTAAAAATCAGCCGAATCCTTTAGCCCCTTTCTCGGGGCTTTTTTCTTGCTCGACTTCTTCCTCTTCTTCAATAGTTTCTTTTGTAGAAAATTCACGAGCCAGTTCCATCTCTGCATTGGTCTCTTCGTTTTCGAGAATCCCCTCGGAGGCTTTGCTAGAAGAAATGCCCCACGAGGGATCGTGGTCAGCCCAGATGATCTTCATTATTGCCAATTATGAACTAGCCATAATTATAGCCATCCCATAATTGCCCTAAAAGAACTCATCGTCGAGAGAGTTATCACTCTCTTTCGCGGGAGCAATGGGGGAGTCATTGGTTGTGAAATCAAGATCAGGCTCTTGATATTCCCAGGAATGGTAAAGGCGCTGCTTCTCCCCATTAAGACCATCTTCAAAGCTGCTAGTGATCAATCCTTGGCGCCTTGCAACTTCCAGCATCTTGCTTGTGCCAGCAATGTCAAAAGCTCCTGCCAGTACCGCTGCCTGTTGCTTGGTGAAGCGTTCGTTCTTGCGCATGTTAATGGCATTCACCACGCGATCAAGCTCTTCCAGGCTTCCACCAACAGGCCCAGCGTATTCCCAGCCATAATTTAGAGCGTCACGACGGAGCATGTGCTTGCCGGTCAGACCGCTCCTGCTCTTTAACCATTCGAGCATGAACTGGCTACTGTCAAAATTATTCTCAGGGCGGGTGAGCTTGACCACTTCGCTCACGTTGTCTACAAAGCTTGTGGAGTCGCGAAGCCCCCCGCTTTTGTTCAAATGGTGGAGCATAAGAATCGAACAGCGATAAGTGTTAGCCAAATCGCGCAAGCCATATATCACATCGCCAGCATTACTCTTGACCATGTCCACGTTCATGCCAGCAAGACAGGCGGTGAGGCTGTCAATCACCACGAAAATGGGACGCTCTTTCCTGATGTAGTGCTCAAGCTGTTGCATGTGAGCAAAGCGCCAAGTCTCCCAGAATTCAACAGTACCAGGAGCTAGGCCAGCGTCTTGATAGCCAATCACTGATAGTTTCTCTGCCGTATCGAGCAAGGGCTCGTCACTCTGGCAGATGAGCGTTTTCCCTTTCATGCATCGTCTTCCGCTCCATGGAGTGCCCAAGCCTATATTCAATGCCCAATTGTACGCAACAGTGCTCTTGCCCACGCCCCCTGATGCAGCCAACAAAGTAACGCTGCCCAGGGGAATAATCCCTGCAATCAGCCATTCCCTGGCCTTGTCAGAGCTTGCAATGGTGAGAGCATCAATGCTTTCAATATCTTCTCTACCATGCACTCTCATGCGAGCTTCTTCAACGATTTTGTCTATATTTTGCTGGCTCATTTTTACTGCTCGCTGCTCCAACCAGTTGCTAGTTTCGTAAGCAATGCGAGCGTCATTGGCATAGAGGCCAACGAAGTTTTCTACCGTGGCAATAATTTCTTCGTACGAAGGCTTGCCGTCTTGGTTTTTGTGGCGGCTTTTGGTGACAATGGAAGCAAGCAATTCGTCTTTTGTGGCGCCGTCTTCAATGTAGTCAGCGAGGTCGTAGCCGTTGCCAGACGGAAGATTGTCCCATTCCCAGGAGCGCGGATCTGCATACAGCCACGAAGCGCCAGGGTTGTCATTGGCAATTTCTGCCATGAAAGCAACGCCCTGCTCGTCCCTGTCGGGCGCTAGGACGATCTTCTGCCCCTTAAAGAGCTGGCTGTAGTCACCGTTAGTGCGGTATTGCTTGGAGCCGCCCAGAAAGGTCGCAGAAGGCAGTCCTGCGGCCCACACCGCCTGGCAGGTGAGCTCACCTTCGACGATGACAATAGGAAGGCCGGTTTTCTTGCTTTCCTCTAGGGCTTCCGTATATTTGTACGGCAAAATCCCAGCCTTCACCTCCTGGAGCTGGGCTTTGTGGTTGGTGGCGTCGGAGGTAATGGTAGGGAAATCTTGCCACATCCGCTTCGAGCCCGACGAATCGTCTCGATGCACTTCAACAATCTTTAGACCTTGCCTGTTGTAGTAATCAAAATGGTGCAGGCCGGACTCTCTCGCTGGCTTCTCCCATCGCACTAATGGAGCCAAGGCATTGCGGATGTCAGCCCTATGGGCGGCGCTTGGGTCGTGCCAGCAGTTGTAGCCGCCATTGGCCTTGTTCACCGTGAAGTCATTGCCGCCGCAAGCAGGGCAGACAAACTTGCCTGGCTCGTTGCTAGGAGCAAGCTGCTCAAGGTGGTCAAGAATGGAGAATGCCATGCAGCATGGTAGGAATCAAGCCATCATGCCACCTCGGTGCAAGCGTTGCAACCACTGGCTTCCATAAGAAATGCTGATGGCCCAAGAGCTTGCCAAGCCGCATTGTGTGCCTAAACTCAGGGAGCCCTTGAGAAAGCCATGCCCAAAAGCCACTACGAAGGTGGCAAGCAACGCCGCCACTTCACCCTGTCAGACCAAGCCTATGCCCATCTGTCTGCCATCGCAGGCGAGGCCAGGCTTAGCCGCTCAGAAACTGTGGAACGTATTTTGCGCTCTTACAGCTTCTACGAGGCATCTATTATCAGCGATGCCATTTGGCCTGACATCATCGACCACACCGCCACACTGCCTTCCTCTGATGAAGATTTCTGAACTGATCTCTCTGCTGCAGCAAGCGCAGACTAAATTTGGCGACATGCCAGTGGGAGCGTATTCTGCTGAGTACTGTTACGAGCTGGCCAAGCCAGAAGACTTAATGGACGTGTCACTGCGTGTGATGACTTCCTATTTTTGCTCTTCTGCTGATCGCTTGCCAGGCGTTGATTTGCTTGACGAATCTAACGTTGAGCCGAGCATGTTCCTTGTCCTCTTCTACAACGACCGATGAAACTTTCTGAACTGCGTGCTGCTCTTGACAAAGCCGAAACCGAATACGGCGCTGAACTGCCCATCCTTCTCTGTTTTGAGGAAACGGCGATTGACGAAGGCTATGAAGAGAGCTCCACTGAAGGTATTAGCGACATCAGGGTGGTTGACGATTGGCCGCTACCCGGCCAAAGCCTGATCACTCATGAAGGCGAAAAGCCTAAGAAGCTTGTCATCTTCTACGACAATCACTACAAGCTTGATTCCTCCATCGCTTCATGAACCATTCTCTCATTACTTACGACCCTGCCGATTTTGCTACCATGAACCCTCTCAATCCTGCCGCTGAAACAATGATGACCGAGCGTCATCTTGGTATATTCAGCCCGCTTGAAATCACCCCCGAAGCCTTCAAGAAAGCCTACGAGCTTCCTATTGGCGATCATGTGGAGAAGAACTACAAAGGACTCTCCTATTTGTCGTGGCCATTTGCCTTTCGCTATCTGAACGAACAATTTCCTGGCGTGTTCGTTTCTTTTGAGGAGCGGGAAGCTGGCTGGCCAGTGTTTGGAAAAGAAGGCTGCTGGCTGCTGCGTCCTTATTTGACAGACGGTATCAGGCGCACTCCTGCGCTGGTATTCCCCGTGATGGACAACAAGCACAATGCAGTGAAGGACTTGGACGCTCGTCAAGTGAGCGACAACATCCAACGGGCAAGCGTTAAGTGTATTGCCACTTTCACGGGCCTTGGCCTGAAGCTTTACGCAGGCGAAGACATCCCCAAGGCAGATGATGCTCCATCGCTCCCTCTGCAGCAGGAAGCCCCAAAGCCTGCCCCTGCGGCCAAGACGGCTGCACCTTCCCCCGAGGAGGCTGCTGGTGGCACTTCTGAGGAAAGCTTCAATGGAAAGGAAGCATTGCTGGCATTCTGCAAAGCCAACCCTCTCGGAAAGGCTGACGAACGCACCAGTCTGATGCTGGGCAAAACTGCCCTGCAGGCTCTTGGCCTGGCCAAGGGAGAAGACATTCAAGATGCTGAAATGTTTGCCAATGTCATCAGCACCATGGTCACTTCGTGGACCAAGGAAGAAGGTATCAAGATTACGAAGGTGGCAATGGCAAAAGAAATTGATTGCCTGCGTGCCGCCTGCCTTGAAGGGGCCAATGCTGCCATTGAATGGGCGAAGGCATATGTGGAAGGAAAAAAGTAGATAGAGCAGCGGCCAGGCTTGCAAGAAGCTTTGCGGGCCTGATTGCCTGCGACGAAGACGGAAACCCTCTCGATGAACATTATGCGCTTTGATGAGCTCAAACACTGTCCTGAATGCGGCAGTCTCTGGCACGATCAGCCGATTCCAGAAGAAAGCCGCCATTTGTTTGGCGGGTCTAAATGGTTCAGTCGCGTGATTCTCCTGTCTTCATGGCAAGAAGATCGCGGCTTTGCCTACCAATGCCCTGATTGCGGCATCACCTGGGACCGTGGCACTGGCGCGATTATGGACTTCCCTAAGGTCGATCTTTCCGCCCGCAAAACACGCCCTCCGTCCTCCGCTTCTTCTGCATCATGAAAATCATTCTCATCGCTCTTTGCTTCCTTCCCCTTGCCGCGATAGCTTGCAAGGAGCCCATTATCAAGAAGGGCTCTTGCCCACTGGGCTATTACAGCTCTGGCAGCTATTGCATTCCCAGTCGATGACGGTACAGTGGCTTGTCTGGATTGAGCCTTGCAAGCCACCATGCCCTCTTTTGAACGCTTTGAGCCGAGACGCATCAGTCTCAATGGAAAAAGGCACTATATAAACGAGGGCTTTCCGAACGTGCCAGAAGGTATCGTCCTGCCCTCGGTGACGACTTTTCTTTCTGCCATGGCTCCAGTGGCCAAGGTGATGGCTCTTATTAACTGGCGTAAGCGCGTAGGGGCGGAAGAAGCAAATCGCCGCACTCGCCTTGCTGCCAATCGTGGCACTTGGATGCACGGCGTACTGGAGGACTATTTCGGGGAAGAGGACATTGAGCACCACCTTGAAAAAGCCCCAGACTGGCGTCCATATTTTGAAGCAGTGGAGCCGTTCTTGGAGGGCATCCAAGAGCCGCTATTAGTAGAGAGTGCAGTGGCTTGGTACGACACCGGCCTTGGCATTGGCTACTCAGGCACGCTCGACATGGTGGCGCAAATGACTGGTGGCGCCATCGCCTTGGTTGATTGGAAAACTTCATATAAAGAAAAGCCTGATTACCAACTGGCGGATTACAAGCGGCAACTGGGCGCTTATTCCATGGCAGTAGAACAAATGTACCAGCAGCCCATTGACGAAGCCTGGTGCGTGATTGCCTGCTACGACCCTGAAAACGAAGAAAGCGAGCCGTCGCTGCAACTAGTTCACCTTGATGGCTTTGAGCTGGTGGCTCAGCAACGCATCACGGCAGACACTGTTAAGAGATATTTCAAGGACCACTACCCAGGGAGCTGCGCCTTTGCGCTGACCATGGATAGGGGGTAAGATTGGCAAGCCCTCGAAGGGCGTCAACCATCACTCCCCAAGGAGAAACACCATGGCTGGAAAGCCTCCCATCACTGCCGCCATTGACCTGACCGTCGATGTGCTCAAGGCCCTCAAGGAAGCGGGCCCTAACGAGCGCGGCAACTACAGTCTCGACATGGCAGTCTGGCCGAACGAGCGCAAGACTTCCGATCGCGCCCCCGGCTTCACTGGCTCAGTGAAAGTCAAAGGGCAGAAGGACGGCGCCAAGGGCTACGCTTCCGTTTGGATGAACGAAGCCGCCGGTTCCGACGATCTCTTCTGATCATGGCATTGCTCCACGACAAGGAAATCCAACGGCTCGCCGAACTGGACATCTTCCTTCCTTTCGTGGGCGAAAAGCGGCGGTCGCTTGATTCTGGAGCAAAGGCCATCTCGTATGGCCTTTCCCAGGCAGGCTATGACATTCGCTTATCGCCCGATTCTTTCCGAATTTTCGATGGGAAAGAATATAAAGAGAAAAACAAGCCAACGCTCGACCCCAAGATGATGGCAGTTTCAGGCTACGAAGCCTGTCTGAATCACGGGCCGGAAGGAAGCTGGTTTATTCTGCCTCCCCATAGTTACGGCCTTGGAGTGAGCCTTGAGCTCATTTCCATGCCTCCATCCATCATGGGCTTGTGCGACGGCAAAAGCACCTACGCTCGTTGCGGCATCATCATCAACGTGACGCCCATCGAGCCTGGCTGGGCAGGTCATCTCACCATGCACATTGCCAACCCCACGGCATTCCCTGCTCGCATCTACGCGAACGAAGGAATTGTGCAAGTGATGCTTTACCAGCTCAGCGGCAACGTGGCGGAGGCTTATTCAGGCCACTACCAGAACCAAGGAGCTAGGGTGCATCTAGCTGCCGTGTAGGCCTTGAGCGCTCTTGAAGATCAATTTCTCAGCCTTTGGCAAGCGCATTATCCTCAGTTGATTCTTGAACGAGAATTTTCTGACATCAGTGCGTGGGAGAAAGACTACCAAGAGCGCTATTCCAAAAGTAAACGCTCAAAACGGTATCGCCTTGACTTTGCTCACCCCCTCTCTCGCACTGGCGTCGAAATACAAGGTGGTGTTTACAATCGTGGCCGCCACGTCACTGGCAGCGGCTATGAGCGAGATTGCAAAAAATATAATCTTGCGTATACGAGCGGGTGGACGATCTTCCTTCTGACTTCTACCATGGCCAAAGACTCTGCTTGGCTCGCTTTGATCGCTGCTCACATCGCTGCACAATCTGAGCAGCCTCGTTCATAAGCTCGTCAGCCGCCTGCAGATCTAGCTCCTTCTTGGCCAAAGCCTGACGAAGCTGAATGTTTTCAAGCATCATGCTCTGCAAGGCTGTATTCATCGTGGACCAGCCTTCTAGAAGGTTTTTCGCCACTGGCTTCAATTGGTCCAGGCTCGAGCATTCGTCAATGGCTCGCTTGTTCACCATCATGGAGAACTCGCGTTCTGCTGAATGTTCGAACGGACCCATGATGGCACGCACTATTTGGCCATTGTAAACCATTTCCACTGGAATACTAAAAGCCGTCATGCAATCGCCCTCCTTTGTTGTCTTTAGGCTAAAGCAGCGTGATGGCAGGCAAAGCTTTGTAAAGGCAGTGAGCGATGGCGAAAAAGCTAGAAACAATGGTTCGGACTGCCCTATCCCCTTGCGTCCATTGAGCAAAAGGCATAAACTGCCTCAGTTGCCCAGGAACTATGTCTGGACCATTGGCGAGCGCGTGGTATTGGTGTCCCTCACAGGGGCTGGTATGGTGCCAACAGGCATCTTTGGGAGCTTCCAAGGCATCGTTAAAAACAATGGAAGAAAAGCAGCAATGGTCGCCTGGGACAGGGAAAATACTCTCGTCTCTAGTACAGTGGCAATTCAACGCATCCGCCCCATCGCTCTCATTCCTCGATGACCAGCCCTGATTTTTCCTTGAGCCCAGCCGAAAAGCTTGGCAAATTTACCGGCCTGGCGCTCAGCGTCTTCTTGGTTGGATGCTTGCGAGCCTGGGTGTTGAGCATATGTGCTGCCATGTTCTTTCCGGGCTTCACGCTTGGCTTTTGGCAGTGGTGGCTTGTTGCCTATACCTTCCGCCTCATGATTGCTCCCTCTCCCTCTTCCGATGACTGATCCTTCTCTCGAACCTTCTCCTGTCAACTTGCTTGACAACTATGCCATGAATAGCATGGTCGCCTTGATGCAGATTTATGCTCCTGAAGAATGGCCTGAAGACGGGGACAAGGCGGTTAAATGGTGCGACTGGGTGAGCAGCCGCTCCTACTTTATGGCTGCATCAATGATGGATGCGCGTCACAACTTTCATGCCGTGCTCGCGGAAGTGCAGCGAGAAATGCTGGAGAATAAAGAAAGTGAAGACTGATTTTCCATCCATTGACCCGCTCGACGATGGCAAAAGCCTTGTCATGCTGCTCGACTCCATGGGCAATAGTCTGTCCGTGGTAAATGATGCTCGTCAAAGCTTTGACAACAGAAAAGAGCAATGGGAAGAAAAGGATGAAAAACTTCTCAACTATCTCGCCCGCGAGCATCACACTTCCCCTTTTCGAGGCGTTGTGTTTAAATGGCATGTAAAGGCGCCATTGTTTATTGCTCGTCAATGGTGGAAGCACACAGTGGCATCCACTTTCGTTGATGATCAATTGGGCTGGAACGAAAAGAGCTTTCGTTATTGCTCAGCGGAAGATGCCCAGTTCTATATGCCTAGGGAGTTCCTAAGGCAAGCCGAAAGCAACAGACAAGCCTCTGGAGAGCCGCTGCCCACTAGTGAGCAGTCTCGGGCCGTCATCTTCTATAGAGAGGCTCTCAAGACCTCCAAGGCAGCTTACGAAGAGCTTGTGGCAATGGGAGTAAGCAAGGAGCAGGCTCGTGCCGTACTTCCTGCCGCCCTCTATTCTTCTTTCACTTGGACTTGCTCACTCCAGGCCTTGCTGCATTTCATAAGCTTGCGTATTGGCCACGGCGCACAAGCGGAAATCACTGCTTATGCCGAGGCATTGCTAGAGCTTGCTTATCCCATTGCTCCAGAAGCTTTTGCGGCTTTTGAGGCCAACAACTACCAATTCTGAGTCATGCACGATCCTGTCAATCATCCCTCTCACTACGCCGATTCTTTTGGCGGCATTGAATGCATTGAAGCCATTGAAGCTTCAATGACCACTGAAGAATTCAAAGGCTTCCTAAAGGGAAATGTGCAAAAATATGTTTGGCGCTACGACAAGAAAAAGGGCGCCGAAGATCTAAAAAAAGCTCGCTGGTATCTTGACCGCTTGATTGGCATTAAGGAACTAGAAGAGGCCATGCATAAAGCAGCCATCCAAAAAGAAAGCAAAGAAGTGGCAGATAGGCTTGCTGATTACGATCCTGATGACTACATGGTCAGTGGCTGCCCTGATGGTTTTTGTCCTATGCCTGGCGTCAGGCAAGGGCCTCCAGAGATCATCTTCGATCCAGTTAGCTAGCAAAACGCAATTGCGACAAAGGCGGCCAGTGAGCCGCCTTTCTTTTGTCTTCATGCACCGGCACAATCCTTTGCGTTTCTTGCATCCATTGCTCCCAGTTGCCAATATCAGTGTGGGCGCTAACGAAACTATGGGCATGTACCCAGCTCAGTAAAGTTTCCTCTCGCTGCGCGGTCCAGAATTCTTTGGGTCGCCACCATTCAAACACTGGCAAGCTTCCTTTGTCAGCGTTACATTCAAGGCACGATGGAGCACTGTTCCATTTTGCAAAGTGTGGCCCTCCTTTGCTCTTGGGAACAATGTGATCAATCGTTAATTTCTCGGTCCACTTGCCGCAATAGGCACAAGCGCAATGGCCAAATGGCCCTCGAAGCGAGTAGTCCTCGAAAATACTTTTTCGGAAACGACGCTTAGCTTCTCCAGGGCGTAATTCAGAAAGGGAATACAGAAGAAAGTCAGCCTCATTTCCTTTCCCCATGGCGAAACGAATTGTCTTGTCTTTAGCTTAAGACGGAATAGTTGACACTGTGCAATGTTTAGAATGGACAAAATGCCTACCATCCGTGAACGCCTGGCAAGAACAATTAGCCCACTTGGCAGTGAGCATCACGGCTGGCATGCTTTTGGCGACTGGCGGCATGATGATGAGCATTGGCCATCAGCAAGTGAAAATCACTGCGCAGATAGAAAGCATCACCGAGAAACTTGACGTGCTCACTGAAAGCATGAAAGGGCTGGAGGAGCGTGTGCGCTCTCTCGAAATTAGACGCTAGGCTTTAAGAAAGTTTGCTTTAATTGCCATGGGAGCCGCCGAATGGTTCGTCATTGGTGCCATTGTCGTTGGTGCTGCCGATGAAATTGTTGCTCGTTCTTCGCTGAAAAGCAATAGCACCATCCAACTGCTGCTGACTATTCTCAAGCGCCTGTTCCCTAGCGCCAAGTGAGACTGGCGTCATCCTTCTTGAGCGCTCTCGCACCAAGCGTGGGCGCCACTTTTCTGCATCTTTAGCCATGAGCCGTCCCATTCGTCTGATCAATGCAGCTAAATTTTTCGATGGGGAGAGTCATCAACTGGCCGCGTGGAACTGGCTTGAAGAACAGCTAACGAACGAGCAACTCTCTGAGTTTGCTGAAATGTATAGAGCCGGGCCAGCGCCCAAGCCTTTGCTTTCCAATCCATTGCAAGTGCCTTATTTCAGCCAGCGCGACAATGCTTCTAGGCAAGGCGACAGAGAATGCTTCAGCAGCTCCTGCGCGATGATTGCAGCGTTCTATGGAAAGGTAAAGAGCGATGACGAGTACAATAAAATTCGCGCCAAGTTTGGAGACACGACCAATGCAAGCGCACAAGTGGCGGCGCTAAAAAGTCTTGGATTAAAGGCAGAATTTCGTCAAAACCTGAAATTGTCCGATCTGTTTGCAGAGATTAACGCCGGAAGACCAGTCGCAACTGGATGGTTGCACCATTCGAATTATACAAAACCTTCAGGGGGCGGACATTGGTCTGTCGTGGTTGGCACATTAAACCGCAACACAGTCCATCATGATCCCATGGGCGCGCCAGATTTAATCAATGGAGGTCATAAGACCGCCAATGGTCGCTCAATAGTTTTTCCAACTCAATACTGGTTGCCTCGATGGGAAGTAAAAGGCAATGATGGTTGGGGTATGATTGTCCGACCCTAGGGAAAAACATGACGCTAAACAATGACCAAAACGAAAACGAAGAGTGGAGGCCCATTAAGGAGCTCGAAGGCAAGTATGAAGTAAGCAGCTTGGGCAGAATTCGTAGCCTGAAACGTTTAGTTACTCAACGTCATCCGAGCGGCGTCAATATGACTAGATGGTATGGTGGCGAAATTGTAAAGCCTTGCGGCGATCCATATTTGCATGTGCATCTGGGGGCTTATCGAAGAGGAGTGCGCGTACATGTATTGGTAGCGGAGCATTTTTTAGGACCGCGCCCAGCCTCGAATTGGGTCGTGGATCACATCAATGGAGACAAGAAAGACAATAGAGCGTGCAACTTGCAATGGTTGACGCCGCGAGAAAATTGCTATATCAAGCCTCAACGCAAGCATGGCAAAGATGGCAGATTTATGAAAATTTCCACTTAACTACACTATGAACGGCCTTCCTCTGCAAACGCTTGTCAATGCGCTGTTCTACGAGGTCGTCATGTGGCTCATTCAGCATCGCCCCAGCCTCTCCTCGTCTCCATGGCTAAAGCTTCTTCTAGCTCATTGCAGGCTCGACTGGGAAGCTTGGAAGGTGAGTGTCACCCTTAAGGCCGTGGACAAACAAACGGCTGCACTGGTGGAGGAATGGGACAAAGAAGAAAAGGAAAGCAAGGCAAATAAGCTCGCGGAAAAAGCAAAAGCCCTCTTTCCTCAAGCTACCATCACGCCATTACCTGACGCAGTAGTGCCATCAGTGATGATCATTCACGAAGCTCCGCCTGACGCAAGCGATGACATCAAAGCATTGGGAGGCGAACTTCGTATCACCTGGCAATTGCCCGAGTAAAATAATTAAAGACTAGGACAATTCAATGGAAGTGGTACTGGGCCTCGCCTTGCTTTCGGCTGGAATGGCCCTCACTGGCCACTTGTATCATCATCTAGTGCATCCTCATCATCCATCCTGTAAGCCCGTCGTTCCGCTTCTAGGCCACGATAAATGACATTGTGCAGCTCCATGTAGTGAGCCATGCCGTCGCAATAGTCAGCGCCGAAGATGTCGTACATGGCATAGCGATACGAGCCCTTGTCTTTGATTTCGGCCTTGTGCATTAGCTTTGCCACTTGCCGTAAAGCCCTTGCCCTTTCTTCTCCATTGAGGCTATCCCACCAGGCTTGGTCCTGAGCTTGCTCTTTCATTTCAGAAGCCTGCCATGCTTCGCGGAAAGCTTTCATTTCTGCACTGTTCAACCATTGCTCTACAGAGGGCGCTCCAGTAGTCTTTTCAGTGCCGTCCATTTCTCAATCTCTTGGTAGTGATAATCGTACCAATAATTAACGGCAGTGACAAGACCTTGCTTTGCCTTTAAGGCTGAGTCTTCATTGGCTATTAGCTCTTGCAGCGCATCCGCAATGGCCTCCACTTGATACTGCCTGAAGATTTCATCAGGAACGTTCATGGCTCAGCAAAAGCAAAGACCAGTTTAGACCACTTCTCGCCAGCCCAGCAAGCCAGTAGCCTGTTCGCTGTTACTGCATTCAATGGTCAAGGCAATCACATCGCTATCCCCAGCAATAGTGCGACCAAGGGCCAACGCAAGACCGCTTTCAGGATCAAACTCAATGCTGCTCCTAGAGGCAACCAAGCCAGCACCAATCACTGTTCCTCCAGAGAAAGTGCCACTACTCATCACCTGTACGTTTCCCCTGCCATTGCTTGCCTCTGCCCAAGAGCCACTAATCGTAGGATTCAAGCGCAAGCGCCACTGTGCTACTACGTTGGAACCTGGATTTCCGCCAATGCTGGCATCAATTTGCGATGGAATGATTACATTGTCGGTACGACCACTGGCCATGCGAATGGCAGCCACTAGAGTTTCTGAAGTGATTGATGCAAAATTACCAGCTCCTCTGCCAGCAACGTATATTGGCCCTGTCGGCTGATAACCGCCTTCGCTGACGACGCTTGTGCAAATCTGCGTGAGAACTGCAGGAGAAGCGATGGAGGAAGAATTATGGATGCGATAAGAGACAGGCAATGTTGCTGTGGTCATATAAACACTATCGATATAATTTGCATGGTTAAATTCATGGCAATAGCGAATTTCGCCGTTCACAACAAACCCACATCTTACCCTTCCTACTCCTAACCACTCCAGATCGGTAATGAAAATATTGGCTTTCGCAAAATCAAGCTCGGCAAAAGTATCAATGTTCCAAGATGATTGAGGAACAACATTGTCAACGACAGCGCCAGTAGCCTTGCTTCTGACGACAAATTCGATGGTTTGTCCGCTGGCCCTCACCATCACTCCATTGTCATCATTAAAAAAGCCCACTTCCTGCACCAAGCCGGAAGCGGGTTGATTGCCAACAAAGCTTGCAAGGATCATCAAGCTTTTACCGGGCTGATAGGGAAGGCTTCTGCGCGAACGACGCAGCACCGTATCGCCTGATGCCGTAGTAGTTTTCAGCTCCAATGAGCTTTCATTGGGCAAATAAAGCGTGGTTCCACTACCAACAAGCGCTTCGTCCCATAGATCGGTGCGTTTCGTATAGCGCAATGCTGAATCAAAGAGAGTGAAGGGCTCGCTAAAACGAGCCCTGCCGAAAGCATCCAGAGAGCCACTGTCTGGCCCTTTGGCCAGGATTTGCCCGCGATGATCTGCTTCTATATGTGTTTCAAACTGTTCGTTGTTGCGAATAACTTGTCCCAAGATCACTCACGGCTCTTTTCCTTATCGTAGCAGTATGCTTGTTCGTATTCGGAAGCAATGCAAACCATACCATCAATGACACTCTGCGGAGCGTAGCCGCAAGCCATCATGAATTGATAATATGCCCGAGCCATGGAAATAGCATTATCGTTGCTATACACATGATTGATTTCTTGATAAGAGCAGGTGTCACTAGTTGTGTGATCGTCAGAAAAACGATGGGAAAAAGTGATGGAATTGACGAAGGCAGCCATGGTACAAAAAAGAGGCAGTCCGTAGACTACCTCCCCATTGCACCATCGTCAACGGCCTTGGCCTCGACTTTTTTTTCGTCCGTGGCTGGCCTTGCTATGTTGGCCATCTCCTTGCCTAGTTTTTTTGGGCTTGGAAACAATGATGCGCTTACTGCTAGCAGCGCCTTGCTTGCTTTTAACGGCCATCGTCGCTCGCCATGGAAAGCAAACTATAGCCCATCAGTAAAAAGACGGCAAGAGCTGCAAGGGAAATGGTGGTCATTCTTAGAAGACGCCACTGACGGCGCCAGAATCGAACACTACTGTATCATCGCCTGCTGGCTCCGCCTGCGGAGGCCAGGACGAATATTCGCTGCTGGTCACATATGAAGCCAGCTCTTGCGTGGTCATGGTCGCGTTGATGGCAGCGACCTTCGCGCCAGCGGCCAAGCGAATGTCTTGGCGCAATTGCTTCAGCTCTGCATCCATCTCCTTTCCGTTATCCGCCTCGCGAATGACTTGCCAGTCCGATGGCTGAAGAAGGGAATTGGCTGTTTGGCGGGTTTGTTCGGACCACTGCTCTACAAGCTGATCGTGATCCTTCCAGAGGAGGGTGCCGTCTGCGGAATAGCCCCACGCAAAACGTTGATCGTAGGGTCGAGGGTCTGGTGCTTCCGTCACTCCTGCCGCTGCCCGCTCGTCGGGAGTGGCCAGTCGGAGCCAGTTTGCGGGTCTTTGTATTTCGTTAATGTCAACAAAGGCTACGTCGGGACTCAGTGGTTTGCCGTTGAGAAGGAACATTTGTACTAAACCTAGACTAAGGGCAGCATTAGATGTAGTCTAATCAATATCCCCCCTCGAAAACCATGAGCAAAACGCTGCAGCAGGCTTGGGACGATTTCAAGGCCGAGCGTTCGGTGACATTATGCCCCACAAGCCTAGTGGCCGATTACAGGCAAGTAGACAAGTGGATGAAACGATGCCCGATCACCGACCTAGAACAAGGCAGGCAGGTGATGGCGTGGGTGCTAGCTCAAACCCCAGTCAAGTCGGCCAGGCGAGTTGCGATGTATGTCAAAAGTCTATATCGATGGGCAAGCAGTGAAGACATTGCTTACATCAGTAAAAATCCAATTATTACTTTTCGCATGCCGAAGCCTCCTCAGTCTGACGAGGAAATTATTGTCATCCCTAGAGATGAAATCAGTCTATTGTTGATAGCTCTAGGCGCCAAAAGAACTTGCCATGAAAAAAGGTGGGATTTGTATTCGGAATTTATGCTGCAAACCGCAATGCGCACTGGAGAAGTGAGAGCGGTGAAATGGGAAGATGTAAAAGATGAAAAACTGCTTGTTCATTGCAATTACACTCTCACCCATGGACTGAAGAATTCAACAAAAACAAACAAAAAGAGAACAGTGCCCTTAAACGGTCGTTGCAAAGAAATCTTGGCCGAGATGCCGCAAGGTGATGAATATGTTTTCCCTTACAACAGATACGCCTTCCAAAGTTTTTTCTATGATCGCGCCAAGGAGCTTCACAATGCTGGCCTGACTTCCCATCGCTACCGACCTTACGACTTACGTCACACTGCTATCAGTCGATGGATAGAGGCAGGTATTCCCGTGGCTCAAGTGGCAAAATGGGCAGGCAACAGCGCCGAGGTGATCTGGAAGCACTATTGCAATACTACGCAAGAATACGAAATGCCGACGCTTTAACCGTGTTCTCTAGTGGGGTCAGCGGGCGCGGGCGTAGTTGAAGGGCGATTCGGCAAAGGCGGCGTAGATGTAGGTGGCGGAGGAAGTGTTGATGTCAGATGATGCGGCTCGCAATTTAAATCCATTACTCAAAAAGTCCATCGTTGCAAAAGTGCTTTCTGCGCTTGAAAGATTAGGGAACAGCAGGCCATCTGCAACGTTATACGCCCCAGTACGCTTGTTGTCATTCATCCACCAATGGCTAGTTGAACTACTCATCTTCATCATCACAAACGCTGGCCTAAACCCGGTGTACACAAAGGGACCGTCAGTCGAGCTGCCGTTGCCGGTGTAGCTGCCAAAAGAAGAGTACCCG